AACGTCCGCCGGTTTTCAAGACTGCCGAGTTAACTATAATAATCAACACCTTAGCTATTTATCGTTTCCGCAACTCAGAGTTTTTACCAAGCCTACAGCCCGCATATATCAAGGGGCGTGCACTGGGTTGCGGAAATGATTTACCCCTCCTCCGGCGTCCTGCCGAACGATCTCCCAACTCCATAATTTGCCTGCTACGCTGTTCGCTCCACGGAGGAACAACGATGCCGAACTCAGACCTAATCCCTTCCCTGCTTTTCAAACTCTACGAAAACCAACTTGCCCTCGAGGCTTCCATCCTGGAGCTGTCAAATTGGATTGAGCAACGTGGCTCCGCCGAGGTGGCAGACAACGTGCGAGGCGCCCTCTTCACAATCGGACACAACGAAGAGTTCATCAAAATGACTCTCGCCGTGCTGATGGAATCGGAATAGTCGCAAGCCCCTACAGCTCGTCGGCTCAAATCGCGCCATGTCCAAACCTCGATTACTGTACGCACATACAGTATTTGAGATTCATGCTATGAACGTTGACATGGACACCGATGATTGGCTCGGTTGCCCCACTCCGCTGGAGATGTACCAGCACCAATGCTCAATTCTCGTAGATGAGCTGGTCGAGACCGAGCGCATGCTGCGTCGAGCACGGGCGAATATCGCCGGCTTGGTGCAGATGAATGACCTGCTGATGACGGGAAAGGCCGAGACAGAAGCAAAGCTCGCCGAGGCGCTTGAAAAAATAGGCATGCTGGAACAGCAATACTCGTTTGCCTCAGTGCAAAGCGTGAAGATCATCACCGGACAGCGCGACCATCTGCTCAGGGAGAATCAGCGATTGCTGCTCGAGCTTAGCGTTTACAAACAGCCATTAGCCTAGCTCGTCGGCATAGGCCGCTACTGCTTCCTCAGTCAACTCCCGCCATTCACTTTCGTTGATCAGCCCCTGTTGCTTGAGGTCGTCAGCCAGGGCCAGCCGCGTTTCGTAGCGCTCCTCAGGCGCGGCCGATATGAAAGCTGGATCGTTACGCAGCGCAAACCACGCCTCCATTGCGTTCACCTGTTCAATGTTGATCGCCATGACGAATACCTCGGGCCAGTGTCTACAGTGTAGAGATTGGCCGGGGACCAGCTGTTCATCGGCGCCGACGAGCGGAGATACTTATGTGCGGGAGACTTTCGCAGTACCGAGGAATCCACGACTTCGTTGCAGCGCTGAGTATGCCCAATGCTCTGGCGAACTCCGTGGGTGATCAGCCGATAGAGCGCTACAACGTCGCGCCAACAACTGCGGTTGCGCTGTTGCACCTGCAGGGCGACTTGCTCCACGCCGATCCAGTTCGCTGGGGATGGCGGCCGCATTGGGCGAAAGACCGGGCAGCGCCGATAAATGCCCGAGTGGAGAAGGTAGCCCATGGCCCGTTCTTCCGCGCGATCTGGCCTCACCGAGCAATCACGCCTATCGACAACTGGTTTGAGTGGGTGGATGAAGGCGGCCCAAAGAAGCAGCCCTACCTCATCCGCCGGCGGGATGGTGAACCGATATTCTGCGCTGCCATTGGCCAACTACCGGACGCTGATGAAGGCCCAGGCGAGCATGACGGCTTCGTGATCATCACTGCCGACAGTGCCGGCGGCATGGTGGACATTCACGACCGTCGGCCCGTGGTGCTGACGCCGGACCTGGCAAAGGAATGGTTAGACCCGGCCACGCCCAAGGAGCGCGCCGAGCAGATGGTGCTTCACCAGGGGGAACCGTCAGAGGTATTCGAGTGGTTCAAGGTCGACACAGCCGTGGGCAACGTTCGGAACAAGGGGGCCAACCTGATACAGCCTGCCCCCTAAAACAGCCCGCCGAGGTCAGAAGGTTTCCAATTCATGATCACAAGCTCGCCGCTGACCTCGGCTTTTCCCTGGCGCTGATTGGTGGTGCTGTAGCGGATGTCCAGCATTTCAAAGTGGAACCCTTCAAACACCCGCCGAATATCAGGATGGTCGTTAATACTCACCATGACCTTGCCTTTGCAGCGGCGCATGAAGTCGGCCATTCGCTCATAGTTTTCGAACGAAAAGTCCACTCCGTAGCCCGCGGTCTGCCAGTACGGTGGGTCCATGTAGTGGAAAGTGTGGGGGCGGTCGTAGCGTTCGGCGCATTCGAGCCATCCTAGGTTTTCGACATAGGTTCCGGAAAGGCGCTGCCAGGCTGCGGAAAGGTTCTCTTCAATCCGCAACAGATTAATAGCCGGTCCCGTAGTGGCAGTGCCGAAGGTCTGGCCGCTGACCTTCCCGGCGAAGGCATGGTGCTGCAGGTAGAAAAAACGGGCAGCGCGCTGGATGTCGGTAAGGGTTTCCGGTCGTGTCATCTTCTGCCACTCAAATACCTGCCTGGAACTGAGCGCCCATTTGAACTGGCGAACGAACTCTTCCAGGTGGTTCTGCACGACCCGGTACAACGTCACCAGGTCGCCATTGATATCGTTGAGAACTTCGACCGGGGCGGCCTGAGGGCGCATGAAGTAAAGCGCAGCACCACCAGCAAACACTTCAACGTAGCATTCGTGCGGTGGAAACAGAGGAATAAGGCGATCAGCCAAGCGACGCTTGCCGCCCATCCATGGAACGATTGGGTTTGTCATTTTGCAATCCTTTGCAAAGGGGTGTTTATTGGGGTCATGTTAATTTTTGCGACCGGGAATGTAGGTTAGGGCGCAATGGCCCTGACATACGCCTGGCACGCCCGCAGCGCGATCAATCCTTGGTCGCCGGCATCGGTGATGGCGATAATTCGTTGCGCATGCGCTGGGTCAAGTTGGGCTCGACGGGCTGCATGAACCACGCCGACGGTGCTAGGGGTGGTAGGCACGTTGCAGCTACTGGCTGAATCCTCGATGAGGACTGACAGCCGGACATCAGCAGTAGCAAGCTGGTCACGCAGGCGAGCCTGGTTGCGCTGGGCATCGGATAACTCCTTGGTGTGTTGTTGGTCCTGGAGCGCGAGCTTTTCCTCGGTGACCAGGCGCCTATCCAGCTCGGCCGACTGCTGACGCCAGGCCTCGCCAGTGATTGCATCCAGTTCCTTCTGGTGGTGGGCGCCCTGTTCCGCGATACGCTCAGCCATCTTCTTGCCCAGGCGCCAGTCCTGGACTTGCCACGCCCCGCCAAAGCCGAGGACCAGCGCCAGCAGGATTGCCAGCCCAAGGCCGGTCAGCTTCTGTACGGGCGTCATCACGGCACATCCTTGAAGAAAACATGGTGACCAAGGCGCAGCGTCTGCTTGGCCTTAGCCGCCCAGGCCGGGGCCTTGGGCATCGTGGTTGCGTAGTAGTGCGTGGCACCGCCGGTTGGATCTTGCACCGCGCCCGACATCACCTGGTCAGCCGCACGCTGTGTCTGGGCGAACTGCGCGGCCGGGATCTGCTTAGCGCCGCTCAGGTAGGCGTAGTTCGGGTCGTTCTGGTTCCAGCAGCTGAACTGCCAGGGCTTCAGGCAGACACCGGCGTAACCCTCCCCCCACCAAGACCTGGCCTTGCCATCGAACACTCGGTTGCGGATGGTCCAGGCCACGGCGATCTGACCATCCAGCCCTTCGCCGCGGGCCTCGCCCCACAGCGTGCGCGCCAGGATGTCCCGGTCTTTCTCGATTGCATTCATGCTTTTCTCCAGGCAATAAAAAACCCGCTCATGGCGGGTATCGGTATTCGGGTGGGATCAGCCCACGATAAGCTCGATAGCTGCGGGCAACGGGTACCGGGCCTTGATCGCAGCGACAGAGGCAAGCCAAGCGGAGTAATCCGGCTCTTGGCCCTGGCTAAGCGCGTCGTAGTCAGCCTCCAGCCGAAGCGGGTCGGATTCGGAAAGATAGGCCGAACGCCGCAATAACAGCGCAGTGTCGAGGTCTGCTTGCAACTGTTCAGCCTGGCGCAGTTCGGCGGTAATCATCTTGCTGTAGTCGATATTGCTCATACGGGTAAACTCACATTGCCATCAGGCGGATTGACGATATCGGCAGGGAAACGTGCGGCGACCGATGCGTCTGGCCCGCATGGAAACAGAAGGGTCATAACCAGATCGCCATTTATACGTGTGACATCACTTGCTAGGGCGTCACAGCTCACAGCCTCCGCTGGAAGGGTCGCCCCCTCCGGTAACTCCCGAAAATCGAAACGCTCTCCGTTAATGGTTAAAACGTCAGAGCGCTTATAGATAGTTAGAGTTTCACCGGAATCAATTGGTGCATATGGAGCCAACTTAATTATCATTAGAACCACCTTCCCACGCATGTAACCTGAGTATCCGAAAGAGTTTGTGCGGTTGCGCCATTGCGATATATAAGCCTATAGAAATTCGTAGAGACTGCGTAGGCGGTAGTAAAACCATATGCGTCAAATGTTAATACAGGAGTAGCTGTTGCCAGCACTGAATACTGTACGTTTACAAAAGCAGCCGGAAGTACGATTTGACCAAAGTCCTTAATTTGATTAGCGACCAAATTAACAATTGTTGGAAGTGATATTTTGCAAAACATTGTGCCGTCAGCAAACTTTGTATACGTGCCGTTTGCGTTCGAACCGAACTCCATAATTGCGCCAGTCGGCGCCCCCCCTGACTGGGATACTGTACCGACGATTGGAGCAACAGCGGCTGAGCCCAAACCAAGCGCGTTGCGAGCAGTCTCCTGATTCGTACCTCCCGTGCCGCCTTTGGATACAGGGACCACGTTCTCAGTCGATACGGTGCCGAGACCCGCCAATGTCGCCCCCCACTGCTGAATCATCGCTCGGGCTTGGTCGGCGAGATCCTTTGTGTAGCCCTGCACGGGCATCAGTGCATACGCACCAGCCCCGGTAGATGTGCTTCCATAAGGCGGCGCAATAGAAAGCGCCGTATTGCTAGCGATGTTGGTTACCTCGTACTGCTTGCCATCAGGGCCTATAAATGCATCTCCGACTCGGCTGTTGGCGATAAAGGCAGTACCGTTGCCGGTTACCGCATTCGAATTCAACGTTACGGCAACTGTGCCGGCTCTGTACCAAGGCATTTTTATCTCCTAAATCCGTCCAAAAAGAATGGACCACGTTATTTCAATTAAAAGGAAAAGGTAGCCCTTCTGTTTTGATCACTAGGGCTGACGGAAATCTACTTGTTGGCAGGTTCATATATGAATATGACCCACCGGTATTTGTTGTCGGCCAATAGTCCTCGGTCGTCCTGCCTGGCGGGGCAAAGAAGAAGCTGATCCCGCCAACTCTTCCGAAAGCACCTTCAGTCATCCCGTATACGGTGGGGGCGCCCCCATCTGGAAAAGGGTCACCGTCAATAATCCCGCAAGACCTATTCCAAGGAAGAAAGGCTGCATATTCAGATCCGCCATCTAAGTTAATGTCAACCAAACTGTGGGCAATAGCGGAACTTGTTTGAGATTGAAATGCAATTCTTTCGTTTCGCCCCCCAATATATGTGGATGCAGGCCTTCCAAATCTATCCAGTGGGCCTGGATCAGGTGCGCGTATTGACGCAACAACGTTCATTGGATTTTGGTTTGAATTGAACGTAATTTTGCCTGACTCTTGTGATCTGGTTTTTAGCCAAGGGCTGGGCAACCCATCATTCCGCATGAGGTCAAAGCAGTAGTACTTCGTAGCCGTACTGGCTCCCGCATACAGATAGGTTTTTGTGCTCCCGGACACAGTTACCCCTGTAGCAGTGCCTCTACCTACAAGAAAAACAATAGGTGACTGAGGATTGTCAATTGTGAAGCCAAACTGGTTATCTCCTGGCAAGCCAGATTCAACCCAGCTACTCGCTAAATTCGGATCTACGTTAATGGCTCTTAGGCGCCATCGCCTCCAGTTTGAGTTTAAAGATAGATATCCGCTCTTTACCAAGCCGTAACTAATATTCCCCGTATCATAGAGCAGTGACCCATCGGGCTTCTTGGCAACAAGCTTGGCATTAGCCATCAGTAATACCCATAGTAAATTCGACAGTTCGCAGAAAAGAAACCCCACCCTGCTGTGTTGTATGAATACACCCAGGATAGGGTTGTACCACTTAGAGCAACGCCAGGCCGCTTGCCCTTATCCATCTGCAAATCCACAAGCGGAGAAACCGTAAAGAACAACGACCTGCCCGCTGGAGCTGCGGGAATTTGAATTTCACCGTTCTGACCATTGGTTTCAACATAGCCTGTCGTCTGACTTATAAAGCTAGTCATATCAATTTTTACGGCGCCCGTAGCCTTGTCTCTAATTACTAGTCCGACCATATCAAAGACTCAAGTCAATACCGACGACACCGTTGGCATAGATGAACTTTAGGAAGGTATTTGTGAGCATCATGGTTCCGACGCCCTCGATATTCCCGTTCATTTCAAATGTCCCATCGAAAGACAATCTCCATCCGCTAACCCCTGCAACATAGTTATTAGACTGAATAGAGTTACCTATCTTGGCGTTAGTGATCGTGCCGTCCTCAATCATTGCCGACCTCATGAACACCTGGCCGTTGTTCACAACGAATGGCGTAGTGAGCCCACCACCAGCAAGCGTGTTCACCACGGCAAACCGATCCGCGCTCACCAGGAACTGGCTTTGCAATAAGCCGTCTGCGTTCTGCTCAATGCCCAACGCAATCCCGGCAGCCACGTACTGGCCGTTCGAGTTCACCTGCATCTTCACCGCGTACATGGTGGAAAGCTTGCCGTCGGTGTCGCCTTGCGCCTTAGCGGTGACCTGGATTGCGGCCTTGTTCTTCCACTCACTCAGCGCGCTTGCCAAATCGCCCTCATCTGTTCCATCGCGCCCCCCACCGATTACGGCCTGAAGCGTTGTGGTTTGGGATGAGATTGCACTGTTGGTATCTGCAAGAGACTGCGTGACCGTGAGAACAGCCGCGGAGTTTTCATCCACCTTCGACTGGATGAGGTCTGAGCGCGCCGATAGAGCGGAATCGCCGTCGGCTCGTGTACTCGCTTCCGAACTTATCGCCGCTGTATTGCCGTCGACATCGCTTTTCAACTGATCCAGGCGGGTGACTGTCGCCAGCTTGTCAGTGGCCACCACCTGCTCCAACGTGGTCAAACCGGCCCTGTTCGCACCTACTGCCGCATCCAGCGACGTCGTGCGTTCAACCAAGGCCAGGTTGTCGGAGGCTTGCACTTTCACCTGTTGGGCGAACTTTGCCGTCGCATCCCAGTTTTGCAACGCATCGGAAAGGTCACCCTCTCCATCTTCTTCACGCCAGCTTGCCTGGAGCGACTGCAGCGTAGATGCCTGGGCAGTGACCTTGCCGTCCACAGTATCGATGGACGCCTTGTTCTGCTGGATCTGTAACGCCATAGCTTGGGTTGTCTCGGCAATGGTGCCGATGTCGAACCAGTAGGTGGCGTTGGGAGGCGTGGTGTTTTTCGGTACCGGCGCTATAGCTTGGTACAGGTGCTGACCCTGCCGCACGACGTCGCCGGCCACATAGGTTTTGGTCGGGTCATAGGCCAAAGCATCCGTGATCTGACCGATCAGGTCTTCTAACTCCTGCTTTGCCTGCTCCAGTCGGTTATTCACCGAGCCGGGACCATCGCCAGATATCAACTCGATCTCGTCCAGCAACTCCTTGGCCAGCTCCGTTTCACCAATCTGACCGGCGATCAGGTCCAGAATCGGCCCGGCCTGTGAGCTGGCCTGGCCCATCACCCCGTTTACCACCGGATAGAACGAACCGATGTTGCCGGTACGGTCAACCAGGCGCGCCCAAAAGAACAGCGTTGCACCAGCCAGGAGCGACTGCATGCGGTAGTCAGCCTGCGGATATGCCAGGTCGGCCAGCTTCGTAGCAGCCGGCAGGTTATTCGCCGGGCCGTACCAAAGCTCGGTGCGCTGGGTGTCCTCGGCGCCAGCAGGGAATCCCCACTTGATACCGATGCCGAACAGCTCGCTGGTGGTGGTCAGGAACGACACCGCCGGCGGCAGGCCTGTCTTGCCTTCCAAGTTGGTCAGGCTAGAGCTTTTCCAGATCGACGAGATTTCGAAGGCGCTCACTGCGCGAACCCGGGCCAGGTAGGCGCCCGAGTAAATACCGGTGACGTCAACGCTCGTCGAGCCTGTGCGCTGCACCTTGATCCAGTTGCCGCTGTCCTTGCGCCGCTCCACGTCGTAAGCGACCGCACCAGCAACAGCTGGCCACGAGATGTTCATGGTGCTGATAGCAATGCCCTGATTGATCGCGTAGCTCGACGTGAGCGTGACGCTGGCCGGCGGCGGTACCACGGTGATCGGGATAACGCTGATCGGGCGCTCTTCCAGGCGCGCACCAGTGTCGATGTGCGCAAACTTGCTCGGGTCGTACTGAACAGCCGAGATTTCGAACACGCCAGGCTCTGGCCGGGCCACGCTGACCACCCGGTAAAGCGGGACGGCCAGTTCATCAGCATCCAGTGCCCACACAAGTTCCGGCTCAGGCGTAACTGAGTAGGCTACGGTGACTGTGACCTGCCGACCGCTGACCACTTCCACGGTACGCCCCTCGCACTTGCCGTCAGGCAGGTTGAGGATCAGTCGGTCGCCGGGCTTGGCCTGGGTATCGCGGTCCAGTTTGATGACCTTGCCGTTTACCGCCGATATACGCCCGCCAATGGCGCGGCCGGCCAGCAGTTCGTCAGCAATCGGGATCACGTAGCCAGGCAGCGGGATGCGACCATCCAAACCGACCTTGAAGGTGACGGCACGATCTTTGGAGTTGGTCAGCAGCGCCCACTTACCGCGGCGCTGGGCCTCGGATTCGCGGGTACAGCCGATAGCGCTGATCTCCAACGGGTTATCGCCGTAGCGCCGCTGCAGCTTCTGGTCAGTCACTGCGGTGACGTCGGTGTCGTAGTTGTTCAGCGGGTTGTCGTAGCTGACCAGTGCTCGGGTGTAGCGTGTGCGCTCCGATGCGCTTGAGTAGGTGAACTTGCCGTCGATGACGTTTGCCCGAGTGTAGGCAAAGTCGAAGTCCGTTGCCCGCGGCATATCCGAGAGAGTGAACACCTGGCCTTGGGCCCAGTAGGTCATGCCTCGGTAGATAGCCGAGATGTCACGCAGCAGCGACCAAGCGTCAGCCTTGCTCTGCAGGTTCAAGTTGCAGATGAAGCGCGGCTCCTGGCCACCCTTCCCGTCCGGCACCAGTTGGTCGCAGTATTGAGAGATTCGGTACAGCTCCCACTTATCCACCATCCACGGCTTGATGCGACGGCCAAGACCGAATCGGTCAGCGGTGGTAATGTCGTATGTCATCCAGGCAGGATTGTCGGTCCAGGCCTGCTTGAACGTGCCGTCCCAAACACCGGAGTAAGTGCGTGACACAGGGTCGTAGTTGCTCGGCACCTGCATCTTCTTTAGCTTAGTCTCGACCGTCACGGCCGGGATGCTTCGGAACTGCTCGGCTGAGAACTCGATGTAGAGTAGCGCCGTATTTGGGTAACGGATCTTCGCGTCGATCACTTCAGTGAAGCCGGCGATCTGCATGGTGTCAGAGATTTTGTTGTTGTTCTGGTTTGGTGTGATGCGGGTGATGCGCATCAACCAGCCAGTCGTGGCTTTGGGTAAATCGATACGGCGTGTGCGCTCGTACACGCTGGTGGTCTTGCCGTCGACAGCCTCGCTCAGTACCTGCTGATAGGCACCACCATCAGTGGCCAGCTCAACCTTGTATTCAATCCGGTACCCGTTGATGTTGCCCCGGGCGTCCACCGACTGGAGTGCGGGCCAGGCAAACCGCACACGCACAGCGGAAAGCTGGGTATTGTTGATCGCCCTAACCCATGGGGTGCCGCTGCGCAGCTCGCTGCTGATGGTGGTCTCGTTCTCTACCGATGGGATGCCCTGAATATAGGTCTGGTCCACGGCCCCGGTGCGCCACTCCCACTTCACGTTTGGGAAGTTCATGTTGCCCTGAGGGTCTTGCAGCGGAGTATTGTCGAGGTAGATGTCCCTGGCCGTTGGCGTCCCTTCGAATTCACCCTCGCCCACGGCGATCAGCATTTTGGCGATGGCGACCGAGCGCAGACTGTCCGGGGCTTCTGTCGGCGTTTTGGGCTTCTCTTCGCCGCCCTTGGCGCCGTGGATGTCAATCTTGCGTGCTGCGCCCATGCTTTTCTCCAGGCAATAAAAAACCGCGATATCGCGGCTTCGGTTAACCTCAAACTTTTCTGGTAAGGAGCCAATATGATGAAGCTCAAAAACGCTTTGGTGCTGGTAGCCGCGATATCAGCTACAGGCTGTGGAACCATCAACACCACTTTCCGAGACGACACCGTCGCGAGCAACAAGCTGGCTCGTTGGAGTTCGAACTGCGATTCCGTACCGAGAATCTACAGCGGTGCCGTTTTTGATTACTGCACACTCGATGCAGCGCCGCGTCAGAGCACCGGGTTTGACGGATACCCATCTGCGTCATTAATTTTGCTAGATATGGGGCTGTCTGGAATTGCAGACACCCTCATTTTGCCCTACACAATTTACCTACAGAGCAAACACGGAGAAATAGAAAAAACGAGATTCCAATAGTCGCACACACACTAACTTCAAGTGACCAGTAGCTTGCTCCGGTCATTGCTACATCTGGTCTTCGGCGTAAATGGCAGCGCTAATGATCGCCCCGCCGACACGGCGTTTGCCGTAGCAGAGCGGTACCGGGTTGCCCGACGCCGTGGTGTTCTTGGCGCTACCGAAGGCGTAGCCAGGGGTATTCTCTGGGGCCGCGCTGGTCTTGAGTCCGCCGGCCTGCGGGCTGAGCATCTGGATAACGCCGCCAGCGACAAGGCCGATGCCAGCGCCGATGAGCGGCGTACCGAAAGGAGTGGCAGAGAAAATCACACCCACAACAATCAAGATCGCGCCGACGATAGTTTGAAGAATGCCGCCGCGCTTGCTACCCACTACCACCGGGGCAATTCGGATGTCACCGGCACCGTTATAGCTCAGTTCCTTTTCTCCGATGTTTCGTTTGTCGCGAAAGACTGCGAACTCTAGCCCGCGCGACTTAGCGTTCGACAGAAAGCGCTCAAAACCAGGGATCTGGACGCAAAGCGCCTTAATGGCTTCGGCCGGCGACTTTACGGCGAGCCTGAACGACTTCCCGAACTGCCGGAGTTGCCCGTGCAAGCGGATGGTTGTCATTGGCTGGTAATTGATTGCTGAGGCCTGCATGGCTTTCTCCTGGCGTAAAAAAACCGCCCGGGGGCGGCTTCATCTATTTCGCTTTCAGTTGTAGTCGACATAAGGGCCAATGTAGAAACCGCCAATATCGCCGCTAATCCTGTAGATGCTCTCCTTTCCAGGTTGCACGGTGGCTGCGATAGTACGGATGGCCGCACCAGCACATAGACCAGAACCGGCTAGACCCGCGCCGAGGCTCGGTGAGCCAGGGGGAAGGAGGAAGGTAGCCCGTTGACCCGTACCTATTTTCGCCGCTTTACGTCCATCTACATACACCACGATATCGCAGCCCGAGCCAACTGCGCCGGAGTCGCGAACAACTGTGACTTTTCCGCTTTCACCCGAGGGCTTTGACTGAAAGGCGTAAAGCTCATCCGTGGGGACCGGCTTCGCATCCCTAACCGATATCGCCGATGAGGCACACCCCGCCAGCATCGCCACCGCTACCGCCGCTATCAAAATCCGCATACCTAGCCCCTCCCCGTCAATCGGGTCATTGACCCGCGCCCGCCAGATTCACCGTCCGGTTGAAATCCAATAACGCCTGCCATGCGTTCGGCTGGCAACCGAACATATTGTCGCACCAGAGCTTTGCGCTGATCTTGTGTTTGCCAGAACCCAGGGCATCCTTAGAAATCTGCGCGGCCAAGGCTGGGCTGTTCGGCATAGGATTGTATGTGTCGAAATAATCAGCCCCGTAGTTTTGAATCTTGGTTCCCGCATGACCCAGAACCCAGCCGCGCGCTGCCGACCACATCACCTGGCACTGATTTTCGCTCGTGCATACTGGCGTTGTTCGCTGGGCTTCCGCACGCCAAGCGTCGACCTCCTGCGTGTTAGCGCAGCCAGCCAAAAAAGCGAAACCTATCAAAATAGCTACCGTGCGCACCATCTTTCAACTCCTGTGATTTTGAACGCACTCTAGCACTACGCCATCACAAGATCGAACCGACCAAACACCTCCTTGAAAGAAGCCTGTCCAGGCATCCAGCGTGGATGGAATGCCAGTAGCGAAATTTGCAATCAAAAGATAGCATTATGCCACCTAAATATTCCCTCCAGAATTCTAATGGATTTGATAAATGGATTTATTTTCTATACCACCTACGGTTTATGTAGCACTAGGCGCAATCGTTGCCGCATTGTTGGCTGGGTTTTTCTCTTATGTGAATCTAGTAAGTGCCAAAGAAAACAAAGTCTCGGAGTTTCGGTTGGCGTGGACTGATGGTTTAAGAGAGGAGGTAGCATCATTTACTGCCGCAATTCAAGTATTGGCCAAACACGAAGAGACCTTTATGGATCTACGGCAGTATAAATGGCCAGATGTTAGCGAATACGATCTTGAGGTAAAATGGATTGAAAAATCTGAACTATTATTTTCTCAGTGCATTGAGAATATGTCGAAAATCCATCTTCGCCTTAACCCAGATCACATAAAGAAACCGAATGGACTCGAATCAAAGTTAATGGATGCCTTAAGGTTATCCAGAGACTGCTTCAATGATGGTGACTACGCAGGTGCCTTGGACGGATGTGGAGCTATCAGAAACACGGCTGCCCCCTTATTGAAACAGACTTGGGAAACTGTAAAACTGGGAGAGCCGGGCTACAGAAAAATTAGAAAATACGCGCTACTCACTGTTGCTGGTGGCTTTTATTTATTGGTGTGCGCGGCAATCGGCATTGCCCTATACAGCACAGTAAAACAGGAAAAAGCTCAACTTGCGAATGTAAAAGAAATCTCTTCGACCAAGTTAATTTCCGAAGAAAACCCTAAGCCATGTTACAAAACAATCCCACTAACAAAAGAGTGTAAAACTCACGACCCGCTACTGCTGAAATTCTTGACTGACAAATACCGAAGATAGAGAACAGAAAAATACTCAGTTACGAAGTCGGTGATTTCATATGATCATTCAATTCAAAGCGCAGGTTTAAAATCACAGGGTTCCCCAGTCCTACGCCTGCAAGCCCAAGGACTGGGATTGCGCCAATATCGGCGCGTTTATGACCTGGAGGTCAATATGAGTGCATCACCTGTCACAGACATCAATCACGCAGTCAATCAGATCAACAACACTCTTTTAGCGCTTGCGCATATAGCCGCGAAAAGCAACCCAGGGCTGGCCGAGGCATACTTGGGCGCTGCCGTGCTTGCATCGCGCGAGCAAGGTAGCGGCGACAATTTCGTACTCGAGATTTTCCAGAAAGCCTTTCCTGGTAAAACTCTTCCGATCGCGCTCTCTCCAGAAGAGTTCGCGGCTAAGCAGGCTGAACTAGGCAAGTAATTTTGCACTGGTGACGGTCGAGTCTTTGATGGCGGCAGCATTCAAGTAAACTCGGCCATCACCCCCTACCAGAAATGGAACTACGACTTTCGGTTGGTTCGATTTTTTCATATTCATGTCTAGCTCCTGCGGCCATGCCGCGTCATGTTGGTTGTTTTGCATCTTTATGCCTGAGGATCAGGCGTGTTCGGTCATGCCAAGGTCCGCCGAAGACGATAATTTCCGACGGCCTGCCGTACAGGTGGTGCAACAGGAACGGCCCTGGACCGAACACACCTGAGTCCTTACCAGAGAGCGACGGATCGGTGCCAAGGTATATGCCAGCGTGGTTCGGGTGAACGGTGCGACCAACCTGCATGACGATCATGTCGCCCCGCTGCGGTCGGTCGACGCGCACAAACCCGGCTGCCTCGTATTGCTGCTCGTACAGGCTTGCGTTCTCCGCACTCTCCCACCAACCATCGACGCGCTGGAAGGCTTCGAATTCAAGCCCCCATTCGCGCTGGTACCAGTCGGCGCAGACCTGCCAGCAGTCCCAGGCGCCATGCACAAACGGACGCTTGAGCAGCGGCGTGCTGCCGGTCGGCGTGATCGTCCTGAGGTCGCCTTCGGGCCATGACAGAATGTGCCAGGGCAGCGCAGTGGATTCGCACATGGCCAGGTCGTGCGGTGAGGGCCGGCTGGTGGCGTCCGGATGCGAGTGAACGATGCCGATCACCTCACCCAGGTCTTCCGCCGCAGCGTAGTCCTCGGGGTCGAGGCGGAACTCTTCGCTTGGCTCCGTGGCGATGTTCGTGCAGGGGAAGTACTTCTGCGCACGACCCATGGCAAGCAACAAGCCGCAGCATTCGCGCGGATACTCGGCCGCCGCGTGCGCCTGGATGTCCGCAATGATGTGCTTGCGCATGGTCAACTCCGTGCTATCAGGGAAACGGCGGGGAATCCACCGAAGGAGAGTTCGTTGTTCTCGCCGAAGCGCAACTTGCAGGACGACAGGCAGCCCTTGCACTGATCCAGCGCTGGATCATCCGTGAGATTGTCCTCGTCATCGAACATGGCCGCGCCGGTGTACCCGCAATCTGCCCCGCGATATCCGTTCGTCATGGCCCAGTGGCAAAACGTCGTCATCTGGCGCCCGGGCAGCCCGTGGTTGTCGATCTCGCCCGGGGAAGAAAGCTCCCAGACCACCGCCTCGCCGTCTTCGCTGGTTTTCTGGTCGATGTACCAGATCTCCAGAGCCTCCTGAGTCGGATCTGCAGTTGGGTTACCGTCGGGGAAGTTCGCCGCATCCAGGTACTGCGCCAGCGTCTCGCGCACCGTCAGCTTGAATTTCAGCAGGTCCTCGAAGGCCAGGCACAGGGCAGTCACTCGGCCATTGATGTTGCCGGCGGCGAACGTGGGGCGAGAGGCGGTGCCGTCACTACTGGAACTGATGCCATCAATCTGCACCGGCCAGGCCGCGTATTCTGCGCCCTGCCACCAGATCGATTTAGCGGGCAATTCATCTTCTGAATGCTCGTAGGCAAGCAGCTCCTCGGGCGTATGCGGAATGGCGTGCCCGTGGAAGCGCAGGTAATCCGCGCCGTATTCAGTCCCGTCGATTTCAAACAGGCGAATCTCGCCGCCGGGCTCCAGTTTCTGGATGTCCGTGATCAATGCCATGGGTAGGTCTCAGGGATGAAAGGTTTGTTCGAAGGTGGCGGTGATGGCGTAGACCTGTCCCCCGCGGTGCACTGGCTTGTAGCCGTTGCACTTGTAGAGGCCCAGCTCGCCCAGGGGCGGCTCCCAGAGGAAGCCCTTCGCCCCTTTGTGGCGGTCGAGGAATGCCATGATGTCCTTGATGCGCGGCTTCAGCCCCGTAAAGGTCACCGGCCAAGACTGCGACCGGTTGTTAATGCCATCTTCCGCCGACTGGGCGTATCCATCGCCAAACTGCTTGGTACGGACGCGCTGGACGATATCGCCCTCCGCGCCTTTTTCCGTCGCCCAGGTGAATCGTTCGATTGCCATCATCGCCCCTTGATTGCTTTGTTGATGACGCCGCCCTGGCGCATATCCTTCGAGCGCAGTTCTTGATACTTCTGCTCTACGAAGGTCGCTAGTTCCTTGCCGAATAGGTCATAGCCACCGAAGAGCAAAAGGCCCAGGATGCGTACGAGATGCTGACCGGCAACATCGTCCTGCCCTCGGAGTTCATCGTTCACCCCAAGTACGATTGGTTGGGCTGTTCACCCGACGGGCTAATCAACGATGACGGCGGCACAGAATCGAAGTGCCCCTTCAACGAAGCGATTCACGTCAGGACTTGGCTTGAAGGCATGCCCGAAGAACACATGCCACAGGTCCAGGGCTGCATGTTCGTGACCGGACGTAAGTGGTGGGACTTCCTGTCGTTCGATTCTCGCCAGGATGAAGAGTGCCAGCTCTACATCGAGACCATTTACCGCGACGAAGAATACATCGCCAACCTGCACAGAGAACTGGTCCAGTTCAACCTGGAGCTGAATCGCATGGTTGACGAAGTAGCGGATAAAGCTCGGGCGCAAGCCCGTCGTTTAGGAGCCTGATCATGATCCGCAATCACCTCAACCTGGTCGAGCAGCAACGCCAGCACGCCGACTCAATATCGGAACGCACCGCGCAGTTCCTAGCCGCCGGCGGGACGATCTACCAAGGCGAGAGCCCATCGATCAATCTGCCACCGCCGAAGCGCTCTACCAAGATCGATCCCGAAACCATCCTCAAGCGCCGCAAGCCGCCTATCACAGCGGCAGAACGTAAGGCGCTGCGCAAACTCGCGGAGGCTTTATGAGCAAGCGCAAGCCGCACAACCTCAAAGCCCGCATTGACCGGTCGTGCCGCTCGCTGCTGGCATCCAATCACGTGGCAGTGGTGAACATCGACCCCAGCGGCCGCCAGGGCATGATCAATTACAAATCGCTGAAGAACATCGCGCCGGGGAAGATTGGCCAGGCCGTTTGCGGCATCCCCCACCGGTGGACGATCTACCTCAGCGCGCTTTGCATCGACGCCCGCGGCGACCGCTACAGCAAGTCGTTGGAAGTGGCGCCCGATGGCGTTTACCTCTCCGATCACCTGGAAGACGTGATCGAACATTGCTACAAGAAGCTGCGCGACGAGGCCAACCAAAGTCAGATGGTGGCTTCTGGCTGGATCGCCAACCCCGACACCCTATCGCTGGACGAGGCCCACGCGGCGCGCATCTTCGAAGCCGTCGGCGCCTGGCACCAGGTGAAGGTCGATTCATGCGCCGCATAGCCCGCAACCAGCAACGCAAACGTCAAACCTGGCTCGCACTGCCGGCCAGCGGAATAGAAGAGGTAGGCCATGGCAGCATTACCGCAGAAAGAACGCTCGGCCAAGTCTGCCAGGAAGCGCGTGGCACTTGCCGAAGAGGAATTGAGGCTCAGGGTTCGCCCCGGCACGCGCCAGGCGCTGGCCGATCTGATGGAGTGGTCGGGCATTACTGAGCAAGGCGAGGCGATGACGCTGATGATTCATCACCTGCACGGTCTGGGCCCGGGCGGCGCCCTCCCCTTGCTGACACCTCCGCGCCACGAAATCACGGTTTCGCCGTCTGTGGCGCGGAAGCTTGAGCGGTTCCACATTGGTCGGGAGCGGCGTTCGCCTGAAGAGATGTTTGGCAACGACCAAGACGATTCAGGGGTATCGATGCTCTCAACTAGCTAGCCGTGCCGACCGACAGGTCCTTTGGCATCGTTGATACGCTTTGCTAGCTCCCGCGCTTTCAGCCGGGACTCGCTGTACAGCTCCTCTAGCAACAAATTCATTACATCAAATGCGTCCAGTGCGTCAGATCTGGAAAGCGATGAGTCAGAATGGCTCCCGTGGTTACCGAGCCACCGGATAGCGTCGAACAGCGCCTTAACCGCTTCCCTCTCAGGAGGGAGCTGATTGATTCGCGAGGAAAAGCTCAGATAGCTGCCGTCGGCTTTTTTTAGGTCGATTTTCAGGTCCGTGAGTATTTCTTCGGCTGCCGTACGAAGGCTATTGCAGCATGAACTGGGTTGACAGAAGTACGCCTCACATGCCGCCCAGATCTTCTCCTTCACCGTATAAGGAGTTTTTTCTGGGCAATTTACGAGCTTAAGCGGTGGGTGAAAAAATCGAGGGTTGAAGTATTCCACCCAGTCGGATGACCAATCGCCGTTTTCGTCAACCTCATGCTCTATCTCAACTCCGCCCGTCCCGACAACAGAAACGGTATCGGAGCAGGTGGTGCACACCAACTCCCCGCGAAAGCTCAGAACTACTAAGTCAGGATCGAAGCCGTAATCCTGATCCTTTTTTGATGCCTCCGTCACATGACTATCAATCTTGCCCTGGACTTGGAGGATGCCCGCTTCGCAGTGCGGGCAGGCGTAGGGTGGGACATTGGAAGCGGTAAATGCATATTCCAGCTGATTCCGTTTGAGTTGCATTTCTCGACACGCCCTTCTAGTTCGGATCGCGAAATAGATCACAAAGTTGAGCATATAACCACCCCGCCGCATCCGTCACGGAGGGCGGCGCCTGACTGGAGGTAATCCATGGACGACGAGTTCTACCTTCAAGACAGCCGCAGCCACGCCTACGTTGGTGACGGGTTGTCGTTCTGGGGCTTTGGCGTCTCCGGATATGTCACCGATCTGGCCAAGGCCCAATTGTTTACGCGGGACGGCGCTTGCGATCACCGCGACACCGACATCCCATGGCCCAAGTCCTACGTGGACGCCAGAGCGCGAGTAGGTGTCGATTGCCAGAATGTCACCATGAGCGAGGCGCTGGACCAACACCCCGACGCAGGCGAGTTTTACATCCAGAAGCCGCAGTGCTGGAGCGACAACAACCTGATTCGGCTTTGCGAAGATGGCGTGTTCACAAGCGACCTTTCAAAGGCCGTGGTGGTGCCGAGAGCTCACACCGTCACCTGGATCGGGAAGCTCGGTCAATCAGGCGCAGTGGTCTGGCCTTGGCCCTACATCGATACCCACTCCCGGCACCTTGTCGAGCCCGGCGACGTGAATATCAGAGGCGCCCTGCGCGGAATGGGTATTGAGTTGGTTAAGCCTAGGAAGCTGCGCAAGGCCTGCAAGCGAACTCTCAATTGCCATGGCTGCGGACGCTTCATCAGCTGGGACGGCCGATTCCTGAACGACTGCCAAAACTGCGGCGCGAATAACTGTCCCTGATACTCCGGCGCTGCTCGCAAGCGCCTTCCCAATCTTGCAAAAAAACTCACTGTGTTAAGGCGACATATCTCTAAGTTGTTTTGAATTGATCTCGGAAACTAGGGGAGCAAAAAGCCCTTCAATGTATTTTTTTACGCTCAGCCTATCCTTACCAATTTCTTTTTTTAATTTCAACCATCTCAATTGTGAGTAATCTGACGCATACTCCATGCCTGGATCAAACCCGCCTTTTGAAAAAAGATATAGGCAGCTCTCGATGGCTTCAGAGCATTCACGTTCTCGGCGATAAATCTCAGAAAATCCATCCTCGAATATCCCCCCCCAAATGGCCGCACATTCAACCTGGATAGCCTCGAGCTCTGATCGCGCAACTCTCATCTTATCTAGCCAGGATTGGAAAAAACCGCTCGAGAAATAATTTTCATCGTCAGGACTGATCCACTGATTACTTTCTATTTCTTTAATAGCATGCTCGCCAACCTCCCACAGAATTATTAAAAGGTCGCGATACTTATAAATCGCAACCGCTGCAGATCTTGCCAAAGCATGATCAGAAGTCCCCTTAAGTTGTCTCTTCCATGTACTTAATCCTTCTTTACCAAACTTATATGCCACCCAAAGAGCACCGGCACTAATTAGTGACCCGACTATGGGCATAGTTGCCCCCAATATATCTTTTGTCAGTGACCAGTCAGCGTCAGTGATTGCAAAACAAAGAGACATGCATCCTCCCCCCTTCCGAAATTTAAAGATTATACCGTCCAGGAACTATCATGCCCAACCGAATCGTATGTCAGTTCAGCTGCGGTGCCGCCTCGGCGGTGGCCACCAAGGTGGCTTTAGCCAAGTACGGCAGCACGCACGACGTGCAGATCATCAATGCGTTTCTAGCAAACGAGCATGAAGACAACTGTCGGTTCCTACAGGACTGTCAGGAGTGGTTCGGGCAAGAGATCGTGCAGTTGCGCGACGAGAAGTACGGTGCGGACATCATTCAGGTTTTCCGGCGCGAGCGATTCATAAAAGGTCGCAATGGTGCACCCTGCACCAAGCTCCTAAAGCGCCGACTGCTCGATAACTGGAAGCAACCGGGCGACGTTATGGTGTTCGGCTACACCGCTGAAGAGGTGGACCGCCTGGATGACTTCAGAGACCGAAACCCTGATCGCCCTATTATTGCTCCGCTGATTGACGCGGGCCTGGGCAAAGAGGATTGCAAGGCGATGATCTGGCGCGCAGGGATCGAGTTGCCGCTGATGTACCGCCTGGGCTACGACAACGCCAACTGCATCGGCTGCGTGAAAGGTGGCGTAGGCTACTTTCGAGCGATCCGCGAAGACTTCCCGGAGCAATTTGAAGAGCTTTGCCGTGTTCAGGATGAACTTGGCCCAGGCTCGTACCTGCATCGCGACCGCAAGACCAATATCCGATTCTCTCTACGTGACGTTCCGCCTGGTAAACCCCGCCGAAACGAGGCGCTACCAGCTTGCTCTTTCTTTTGCGAGATAGCTGAAGCCGACTATCAACCAAGCGGTGCGGACGTAACGTCGGGCAGAGCGTTATCCGGTAAAGGGTGAACAATCTGAGCCTTCAATTTGCGATGCAAAACACGATGACAGTTGGCGCACAGGCATCGCAATTGATCCAGGGTTGTCTTGTGCTGGTCGCCCATATCTGCGACCTGGATCGCTTCATGATGAACTTCAATACAAGCCACCCCAAAATCGCCATACGCTTCGACAGGATCTGTTCCGCACTCCTCGCAGAATAGCCGGCCATGCTTCTTCATAAATGAAGCTTTCTTGGCTTTAGAAAGACCCGGTGAGCGTTCACGTTTCAGGTGGTACACCAGCCTGACTTGGCCCTCGGCCCACTCCCTATCCTCAGTGTTTATGGGTATTTCGAGCGTCTTGACTTGCTCACATTTGGGAACGACTTTGTAACCCGCAGCTTCCAACAGCTCGAAACAGACGGTCCCCTTTCCCGCAGTGAAATGCTTGGGCATTACCTTGAATCCCAACGCTTCCGTTGCAGCGAGGCCGAAGACCTGCTTGGGAGCTAGTCTGGCATTCGAATCAACTAACAGGTCGTAGTCGATAGAGGGTCCAAAATCCTCTGCCAGGACACCTTGAAGGAGATATTGGACTGCTTTCCAAATGTACTCAGCAGTGACCTTACGTAATTCTTCCGCCGGCAAGCGAGCATTGCCTGCCAGCCCAGTCCCGTCTACGGAAACTAAGGCTTGTGTTGCAATTACCGCTTCCAACTCAGGGGCGTCCAAGAAGCCAAAAATTACGTTACCCAATGCAACTGAAATGGCCGCCAGATAGCAACCCTGGTTACCGTTACCATTTGATTGGAGAGGTGAGTTTCTTTTCGGCAAAAATTTTACAATTTTGTCGATGTGGGCTTTCGGCGAAATCGGAGTAGTTAATGCGACCCAGTTGACCGACACCAACCACCCTGTAGCAGCCCAGCTTTCACCAATCGTTCCAAATTCTTCAGGCTTCGGCGCTTCGGCGTAATTACTGATTGCTATGCCAATCGCTTTGATCAGGCCATCCGCGTAGGACACCACAACATCCCCCGGCTCCACCTGGGTCAAATTGTCGTAAGTTTTGTTGCGGGCACCATTTTTACTGGTTTTCGGCGACCAAATATAACCACCTTCAAACTCAGCCTTAAAGGTCTGCTTATGGTTTACCCACCAAAATTTGTGCCGGGAGGTTACCGCGTCCTCAAAGTCTCGTAGGCGCGATGCCGAATGTTCTACCGCTTCTGGGGAAAAAAAATCAGGGTGCCTAACCACAACGGCTTCAAAAGCGAAACTCTGTAAACCAAGGCCGACTAGAGCTCTGTAGCCTTGCGTTTCTGCTTCACGGGTAACCACTCTCTCGACGCCCGGAACAATCCCATGTTCTTTCAGCATCCTCCATGTATAAGCGGCTGGCTGCCGCTTCCCATGTTTCTGGAGCAGTGTTTGCTCGTACGACAGCACGGCAAGAATCGACTCGATCTCAGCCGATGAAGTTGCACCAAACTGCTCACGAGCGATGAGCTCCGCTTTTTGCTTCAGGGTTTCAAGCTTATGTGCGTCCATGTTTGCTCTCTCCGATGAGAAACAGAGTTTAAAGCAGATGGTGGCATTTCGACACACGCACCTCTCAATACGTAATGCGCTAATCCTTACACGGTGCAATTGAATAATTGCAGTGCTACGCACGGGTCTACCCGTAACCCCTCCCCCTTCAAAGTCAGCCGCTATAACGGCCACCGAGGCGAGGCTAGGAAGGCGTTGAGAAGCTAGACCCGGCGCTCAGATTCATCGCTGCCGAGATCTTTTTCGCCTTGAAGAATTTTCTTCATCGCCAACTGGGCGTCTGGATCACCACACTCGGCCATACACTCAAGGCAATCGCCGCCGCAATCCATGAGTTCAGAGCGGGTATTTAAAGGCCGTTGGCATATGCTGCATTTGTTCATTACGTGATCCTGAGTCGGGGTTATGGGCAGAAATCTCCGAGGCTATCCCGTGCAATTTGAACGGCGTACTCAAGCAATTCTAGGGGAACACTTGGCTCAAATAGGGTTACCTCGAAACGCAGGGTTTCGTCATTTCGGAAGATCTCAAACATCTGAGCTCCCTCGCCTTCCCAGCACTCTAAAGCCAAGCCGTCATGACCTATGACGACGCTCGAAGCACGGCAAAAACGGTATTCAATTCCGTGTACGACCACATCTCACCTCCATTTCTAAGGAGGCAACGATACATCTCCCCTCTATGAACTTGATAGCCGCTATGGCGGCAAGGACGAAGTCATGCCTGAAGAAATCAACAAAGCGTGGCCGGACCACTTCCGCTATATCGACACCATTGGCCCGGAAGGCCTGGAGGTGCACTGCATCACCTATCAGGTGATCGGCGAAACCGCGCAGTGCTTCTACATCGGCGATACCCATACCTGCGACTTGGTCAAAGGCCCGCAATACAGCTGGACCGCTGAGGAGGTTAAGAAGCGCAGAAAGCGCGTGCTGAAAGACGGTGGCAACTGGGGCCGTCGATTCGCCTACACCGACAAGGCGCTGGCACTGCGCTCTTACAAGACACGCAAGGCCTGGCAGCTGCGACACGCTCGTCTGTCAATGGAGCGGGCCCAGGCGGCTATCGGGTACTTCGGCAACGCTCAGGTCGAAAGCCCGATACCGGACGCCGCGGTCACCATCCCGAACGAATATATCCAAGGCTTAAACTGGGAGGACTATTAGTGATCGCCCCCCTCTGGTTCGCCTACGTCTTCATCTACCGAGGGCCCAGGCCGTGAGTAATTTCCACTGTAAATAGTCGGGAAACCGACACTTCAACGCGCCGACCATCAAGGCTCACCAAACAAGGAGAGCCACATGAGAGCGTTCGCACAAGCAATTATCACAATTGCACCAGTGACCAACCGCAAATCCAGGAATCGTTTCCTCCGTGAATGCGACAGATGGTCCAACCGCTTATACAGGCGGGATTTGATCAGCCTTCAACAACGCCAGGATCTGCGGCGGCAAATCGCAGCAGCGTGCTTGGTGGCGTTGATGTAACCCCTACATGCCTGTCGGTGGGCGGATTCACGGCAACTGACTGTCGATCCATCGTTCAGCTGCCGCCATCGCATCATCAAGTGCCGCCGGATAGTCAGGCCAGGGGCCTTCCAACTCTGCTGCAACCTCACCCAAGCCATTGATGGGAGCTGGCTCAATGACCTTTGCGGCAACAGGGATCTGGTCGTTCGGGCGACGCCAGTCGAACTTGAGAAACATCACGTGGCCCCGGTAAGCGTGCGCTATCGGAGCATCGAAGTTGTGTGACACGTCCATGCCTCATCACGAACTCAGTTGAACCCTTTTGTACACCGCTTCGGTCCTGTTTGAAAGATAGGCAGAAAGCTATCACTCCAATCCCCTATACGCCGCCCAGCGCGGCTAGGACACACCCCATGTTCGCTATGAAACTCACCCTGACTGTACTGGGCGCCCTGTTGTACCTGGTCGGAACCCTCGGCTGGTTCTTCTGGGCTGGGCCTGACCTTGTTGGCACAGGCACCCACGAGGCACTGCTCTACGCCTTCGCCGGCACATGCGCCTGGCTGCTGACCTCCTTCGGCCTGGCAATCCAAATCATCAAGACAGCGCGGCCTGCGGGCTCACTCGACAAACCAGAGGCATAGAGGTGCACACCATGGAAATGCAAAGCGAAACCCTTGCCGAAGAAGAAATCGCCGCCATCACTGGCTATATGATCCCCTCGCGCCAGATCGCGTGGCTCAACCTGAATGGATGGAAGTACGTGCTGACCCGGGCACGCAGGCCGGTTGTGGGCCGGGTGTACGCCCGGATGAAGCTGGCAGGCGTAAAACCCTCAGCAGAAAACGTTGCGGCCGAAGCCTGGTCGCTGGACTTGTCACGGGTAGGATAAAAAGATGCGAGCGAAAAAGGCGGCAAACAGGGACCTGCCGCCGCGAATGATTCGGCGCGTACGCACGCTGAAGGGTGGCAAAGAGTGGGTTGGCTATTACTACGACGGGAGGAATGAAGACGGGAAGCGGGTGGAAATCCCGCTTGGGGGTGATTTAGATATCGCCAAGGCTGAATGGGCAAAGCTTGATTGCAAGCCCGTGCCGAAGAAGAACGCCCTCCTGGTCCAGGTGTTTGACCGGTATGAACGAGAGATCATCCCAGGCAAGAAGCCCAAGACCCAGAGCGACAACTTGCTGAGCCTCAAACAGCTGCGCAAGGCTTTCAATGATGCCCCCATTGATGCAGTTTCGCCGCAGATCATCGCGCAGTACCGGGACAGCCGAACCGCCAAAGTCCGGGCCAATAGGGAGATATCCCTACTGTCCCACATCTACAACATTGCGCGGGAGTGGGGGCTCACAGAGAACAACCCCGCCGCCGGCGTGCGCAAGAACAAAGAGGTGCCGCGTGACTTCTACGCCACCGAGGAAATCTGGAGCGCCGTGTATGCCGTCGCAGCCTCGGAACTGCGTGACGCGATGGACCTGGCCTACCTGACTGCCCAGCGCCCGGCGGATACGCTGTCCATGCGTGAGGCGGACGCCGTAAACGAATTCCTGCAGGTATCCCAGGGCAAGACATCGAAGAAGCTACGCATTCGCCTGACCGCTGCCGGCGCACTCAATGACCTAGGCGCCTTGGTTGCAAGGCTGATAGAGCAAAGACGCTTACGGGGAGTGCGAAACCCTTACCTGATAATCACCGAAGACGGCAGGCAGGTGACTAAGCACATGCTCCGGCTACGCTTTGACGATGCTCGCGACAAAGCAATCTCCATCGCCAGAGAGGTAGGCGACGGTGTTCTTGCATCCAGTATTCGACAGTTTCAGTTCCGCGACATCCGCCCGAAAGCTGCCAGTGAGATTCTGGACCTTGGCGATGCCAGTCGCCTGTTGGGGCATACGGACAAGCGGATAACCGAGACGGTTTACCGTCGTGTTGGGGAGATTGTGAAGCCGACACGCTGACCGCGATCAGCGCTAGGTTGCGGAAACTGCCGGAAATGATGCGGAAACGATCAGTCTGTAGAGATTTTTCTAAGACAAACCCCAGAAACGCAAAAGCCCCGCTTTCGCGAGGCTTTCGTGTAAATCTTGGCGGGAAACCAGGGATTCGAACCCTGGAGACGCTATTAACGTCCGCCGGTTTTCAAGACCGCTATGCATACTCAAGCGGGCTAGTGCCTTGAGCCCCCTTGGAGTTCCATTACTAAAGGAAAGTGACCGGGCTACAGACCGCATTCTACAAGGGGTGCGGTTTTAGTTTTGGAACTCTTTTTGACCCTCCCTCACGCCCTGCTTGCTGAAAAATAAATATCGCGGAAGTGACACGAGCCGAAACATGTACCATCCTCAATCGTCGCGGCCGAAATATGAACAATGGAGTGTCTGCATGAAGAATCTCACCCTGTCTTTGATTTTGATCTCTCTCGCTGGATGCTCCACGCCACCAAGGCCCGCCCCTGCAAAACCCCTGGTCCTATACCGATATCCGATGAGCGAGAACGCGGTACTGCTTGCTCACACGGTGGCGAGTCACGATCTCAAGGATCCAGAAAGCGCGAAGTTTCGTGATACGTTTTTCGTAACCTCAGATGCCCGCGGAGAAGCGCGAGACAAATCGAAAGATTCTTGGTGTATCGAAATCAACGGGAAGAATAGCTACGGGGCCTATGTTGGGTACACTTGGGCGCTTCTTCCTGCTGGAGGAAAATCGGTCATCATGGGCAGCTCCCCAGTCGGAGCAATGGCAAGTCAAATTTGCTCATCCGCGACCTATCCACCTGCAGGGTAGATCTGCACGCCACCATGTCAAGGTGACCCCGTAACGTACGTAGACTATTGATCCATAAGGAAATAGTGGCCGTTTTTAGAATATCAAAACGCCTCGGTTCGACCTATAAGAATCAATAACTTAGCGTTGTATATTCCTACAGTATTCTCCTTCCCCGGCGTCCTGCCGAACGACCTCCCAACTCAATAATTTGCCTGCTACGCTGTTCGCTCCACGGAGGAACAACGATGCCGAACTCAGACCTAATCCCTTCCCTGCTTTTCAAACTCTACGAAAACCAACTTGCCCTCGAGGCGTCCATCCTGGAGCTGTCAAATTGGGTTGAGCAACGTGGCTCTTCCGAGGTGGCAGACAACGTGCGAGGCGCCCTCTTCACAATCGGACACAACGAAGAGTTCATCAAAATGACTCTCGCCGTACTGATGGAATCGGAATAGTCACAACCCCTTGCAGCTCGTCGGCTCAAATCGCGCCACGGCCAAACCTCGACTACTGTACGCACATACAGTATTTGAGATTCACGCTATGAACGTAGACATGGACACCGATGATTGGCTCGGCTGCCCCACTCCGCTGGATATGTACCAGCATCAGTGCTCAATCCTCGTAGATGAACTGGCGGAGACAGAGCGCATGTTGAGTCGAGCACGGGCGAACATCACTGGCCTGGTCCAGATGAATGACCTGCTCATGACAGGCAAGGCCGAGGCCGAAGGAAAGCTTGCCGATGCGCTGGATAAGATAAGTCTGCTGGAACAGCAGCAGTCGTTTGGTTCGGTGCAAAGCGTGAAGATCGTTACCGAGCAGAGGGACTATCTATTCAGGGAGAATCAGCGGCTGCTGGCAGAGTTAAAAGCTCTGCATGAGCTTCACCCAAGCTCATCTGCGTAGGCTGCTACGGCTTCCTCGGTAAGCTCCCGCCACTCGTTATCATCAATTAGGCCCTGCTGCTTCAAGTCATCCGCCAGGGCCAGCCGCGTTTCGTAGCGCTCCTCAGGAGTGACCGATATGAATGCGGGATCATTGCGTAGCGCAAACCACGCCTCCATTGCGGTGACTTGTTCAATGTTGATCGCCATGACGAATGCCTCGGGCCAGTGTCTACAGTGTAGAGATTGGCCGGGGACCGGCTGTTCATTAGCGGCGACGAGCGGAGATGCTTATGTGCGGACGACTATCACAGTACAGCGGTATCCACGACTTCGTTGCCGCGCTAAGCATGCCCAATGCTCTGGCGAACTCCGTGGGCGATCAACCAATTGAACGGTATAACGTGGCACCGACAACCGCGGTTGCGCTGCTACACCTGCAGGGCGATCTTCTACACGCCGACCCGGTGCGCTGGGGATGGCGACCGCACTGGGCCAAGGATCGCGCTGCGCCGATCAACGCCCGCGTCGAGAAAGTCGCCCACGGCCCTTTCTTCCGGGCAATCTGGCCGCACAGGGCAATCACACCTATCGACAACTGGTTTGAGTGGGTGGATGAAGGTGGACCCAAGAAACAGCCATACCTCATTCGCCGGCGTGATGGTGCACCGATATTCTGTGCCGCCATCGGCCAGTTACCGGATACCGACGAAGGCCCTGGCGAGCATGACGGCTTCGTGATCATCACCGCCGACAGTGCCGGGGGCATGGTGGACATTCACGACCGTCGGCCCGTGGTGCTGACGGCGGACTTAGCTCGGGAATGGTTGGACCCGGCCACGCCCAAGGAGCGTGCCGAGCAGATGGCGCTGCATCAGGGCGAGCCGTCCGAGATGTTCGAGTGGTTCAAGGTCGACACAGCCGTGGGCAACGTCCGGAACAAGGGGCCCAACCTGATACAGCCTGCACCCTAAAACAGCCCGCCGAGGTCAGCAGGTTTCCAATTCATGATCACAAGCTCGCCGCTGACCTCGGCTTTCCCCTGGCGCTGATTGGTGGTGCTGTAGCGGATGTCCAGTGTTTCAAAGTGGAACCCTTCAAACACCCGCCGAATATCAGGATGGTCGTTAATACTTACCATGACCTTGCCTTTGCAGCGGCGCATGAAGTCGGCCATCCGCTCATAGTTTTCGAACGGAAAGTCCACCCCGTAGCCTGCGGTCTGCCAGTACGGTGGGTCCATGTAGTGGAAAGTGTGGGGCCGGTCGTAGCGCTCGGCGCATTCAAGCCATCCTAAGTTTTCGACATAGGTTCCGGAAAGGCGCTGCCAGGCTGCGGAAAGGTTCTCTTCAATCCGCAACAGATTAATAGCCGGCGCCGTAGTGGCAGTGCCGAAGGTCTGGCCGCTGACCTTCCCGGCAAAGGCATGGTGCTGCAGGTAGAAAAAACGGGAAGCTCGCTGGATATCGGTGAGGGTTTCCGGTCGGGTCATCTTCTGCCACTCAAACACTTGGCGTGAGCTCAGCGCCCATTTGAACTGGCGTACGAACTCTTCCAGGTGGTTCTGCACGACCCGGTACAACGTCACCAAGTCGCCATTGATATCGTTGAGAACTTCGACCGGGGCGGCCTGAGGGCGCATGAAGTAAAGCGCAGCACCACCAGCAAACACTTCAACGTAGCATTCGTGCGGTGGGAACAGCGGAATAAGGCGATCAGCCAAGCGACGCTTGCCGCCCATCCATGGAACGATTGGGTTTGTCATTTTTGCAATCCTTTGCAAAGTGGGTGTTCATTGGGGTCATGTTAATTTTTGCGACCGGGAATGTAGGTCAGGGCGCAATGGCCCTGACATACGCCTGGCACGCCCGCAGCGCGATCAATCCTTGGTCGCCGGCATCGGTGATGGCGATAATTCGTTGAGCATGCGCTGGGTCAAGTTGGGCTCGACGGGCTGCATGAACCACGCCGACGGCGCCGGGGGCGGCAGGCACGTTGCAGCCACTGGCTGAATCCTCGAGGAGGACTGACAGCCGGACATCAGCAGTGGCAAGGCGATCACGCAGGCGAGCCTGGTTGCGCTGGGCATCGGATAATTCCTTGGAGTGTTGTTGGTCCTGGCCGGCGAGCTGCTGCTCCAAGGCCAGGCGCTTGCCTTGCTCGGCCTGGGCCTGGGCGGCTGCCGCATTGCTGATGGTGGCCAGGTCCTTCTCGAACTGCCCCTCCTGCTCGGCAAGCTTTTCGCCCATGCGCCAGTCCTGAACCTGCCACGCGCCACCAAACCCGATGGCCAGCGCCAGCAGGATCGCGCAAAGGATCTGCCCGGGCGTCATCACGGCACATCCTTGAAGAAGACGTGGTGACCCAGGCGCAGGGTCTGCTTGGCCTTCGCCGCCCAGGCCGGGGGCTTCGGCATGGTGGTTGCGTAGTAGTGCGTGGCGCCGCCAGTTGGATCGGGTACCGCACCCGACATCACCTGGTCAGCCGCACGTTGTGCTTGGGCGAACTGCGCCGCCGGGATCTGTTTCGCGCCGCTCAGGTAGGCGTAGTTCGGGTCGTTCTGGTTCCAGCAACTGAACTGCCAGGGCTTCAGGCACACGCCGGTGTAACCCTCCCCCCACCAGGACTTGGCCTTTCCATCGAATACGCGGTTTCGGATGGTCCAGGCCACGGCGATCTGCCCGGCTAGTGCCTCGCCGCGGGACTCGCCCCACAGCGTGCGCGCTAGGATGTCTCGGTCTTTCTCGGTTGCATTCATGCTTTTCTCCAGGCAAAAAAATACCCGCTCGGGGCGGGCAGTTATGCTTCGGTTGCTTCGGTTGCTTCGGGTGGCGGTGGCGCCTCGACAGCGGGCATCTCGAGGCGCACGTCGATCCAGCTATTTAGCGGGACGTCAATCGGCACACCTTTGCCCAGCACCATGTCCCCGTCATCCGTCAGCGACCAGCGCTGCTTAAATAGCCGGATTGTCACGCTGCCGTCGGCATCTTGCTCGCACTCGGTAATGCCAAGTGTGCGACCACCATCAGGCGAGCAAGGGTCCTGCGTTCTCCACCCCTCAAGCGCCAGGCCCAGACTTCCGCGCAATTGATACTCGCCGACGGCCTTGCGCTCAACGGTGACGCCATAAGCTTCTTCGTTGGCTACACCCCAAGCGCCAGCAGGTTGAAAGGTTTGCTCTTGCAAGTCTCGGCGCTCACTCTCAGCCACGCTTGCAACTCGCACGATAGGGGACGCAGCAGAGAGCGCGCCGCCAGATCCTCGAGTAGTGTTTGCGGTTGTGTAAACCTCGGTCCACGTAGCGTCCCAGCCCAGCTGGTTACCGCGAAAATACATCCGCTTGTTAAACGAGATCGCCAGCTGAGTAGTAATGGCATTGCCATACGACTGAACCATGACCGTCCCGTAGTTCATTCCGGCGGGCCGGTTCAGGGTTGTGCCGGTGTCCCTATAGAAGCCTGTCTCAAGTGCCGAGTTAAAGTTTGTCGGGGATCCGGGAACGACCGGCGTATAGCCTCCAAACCCATAAGCCCCCCATGGAAGCAAGTTTCCGTCAGCGAGACCGGCATTCAATACCGCGGCGCTCCCAAGCCCCAAGCCGTTGCGGGCAGCCGATTGGGTTGTACCGCCGGTCCCCCCCTTGGTTACAGGAACCACGTTCTCAGTCGATACGGTGCCGAGACCCGCCAGTGTCGCCCCCCACTGCTGAATCATCGCTCGGGCTTGGTCGGCGAGATCCTTTGTGTAGCCCTGCACGGGCATCAGTGCATACGCACCAGCCCCGGTAGATGTGCTTCCATAGGGCGGCGCAATAGAAAGCGCCGTATTGCTGGCGATGTTGGTAACTTCGTACTGTTTACCGTCAGGACCTATGAATGCATCCCCTACCCGACTGTTGGCGATAAAGGCGGTTCCATTACCGGTTACCGCATTCGAATTCAACGTTACGGCAACTGTGCCGGCTCTGTACCAAGGCATTTTTATCTCCTAAAGCCGTCCAAAAAGAATGGACTACGTTATTTCAATTAAAAGGAAAAGGTAGCCCTTCTGTTTTGATCACTAGGGCTGATGGAAACCTACTTGTTGGCAGGTTCATGTATGAATAGGACCCGGCGGTATTTGATGTCGGCCAATAATCCTCGGTCGTCCTGCCTGGCGGGGCAAAGAAGAAGCTGATCCCGCCAACTCTTCCGAAGGCACCTTCAGTCATCCCATATACGGTGGGGGCGCCCCCATCCGGAAAAGGGTCGCCGTCAATAATCCCGCAAGACCTATTCCAAGGAAGAAAGGCTGCATATTCCGAGCCGCCATCTAAGTTAATGTCAACCAAACTGTGAGCAATAGCGGAACTTGTTTGAGATTGAAATGCAATTCTTTCGTTTCGTCCCCCAATATATGTGGATGCAGGCCTTCCAAATCTATCCAGTGGGCCTGGATCAGGTGCGCGTATTGACGCAACAACGTTCATTGGATTTTGGTTTGAATTGAACGTAATTTGGCCTGACTCCCGTGATCTGGTTTTTAGCCAAGGACTGGGCAATACGTCATTACGCATCAGATCAAAACAGTAATACTTCGTAGCCGTACTGGCTCCCGCATACAGATAGGTTTTGGTGCTCCCGGAAACTGTTACTCCTGTAGCAGTACCTCTACCTACAAGAAAAACAATGGGTGACTGAGGATTGTCAATTGTGAAGCCAAACTGGTTATCTCCTGGCAAGCCAGATTCAACCCAGCTACTCGCTAAATTCGGATCTACGTTGATTGCTCTTAGGCGCCATCGCCTCCAGTTTGAGCTGAAAGATAGATATCCGCTCTTTACCAAGCCGTAACTGATATTCCCCGTATCATAGAGCAGTGACCCATCGGGCTTCTTGGCGACAAGCTTGGCATTAGCCATCAGTAATACCCATAGTAAATTCGACAGTTCGCAGAAAAGAAACCCCACCCTGCTGTATTGTATGAATACACCCAGGATAGGGTTGTACCACTTAGAGCAACGCCAGGCCGCTTGCCCTTATCCATCTGCAAATCCACAAGCGGAGAAACCGTAAAGAACAAAGACCTGCCCGCTGGAGCTGCGGGAATTTGAATTTCACCGTTCTGACCATTGGTTTCAACATAGCCTGTCGTCTGACTTATAAAGCTAGTCATATCAATTTTTACGGCGCCCGTAGCCTTGTCTCTAATTACTAGTCCGACCATATCAAAGACTCAAGTCAATACCGACGACACCGTTGGCATAGATGAACTTTAGGAAGGTATTTGTGAGCATCATGGTTCCTACGCCCTCGATATTCCCGTTCATTTCAAATGTCCCATCGAAAGACAATCTCCATCCGCTAACCCCTGCAACATAGTTATTAGACTGAATGGAGTTACCTATCTTGGCGTTAGTGATCGTGCCGTCCTCAATCATTGCCGACCTCATGAACACCTGGCCGTTGTTCACAACGAATGGCGTAGTGAGCCCACCACCGGCAAGCGTGTTCACCACGGCAAACCGATCCGCGCTCACCAGGAACTGGCTTTGCAATAAACCGTCCGCATTCTGCTCAATGCCTAGCGCAATTCCGGCAGCCACATACTGGCCGTTCGAGTTCACCTGCATCTTCACCGCGTACATGGTGGAAAGCTTGCCGTCGGTGTCGGCTTGCGCCTTAGCGGTGACCTGGATTGCGGCCTTGTTCTTCCACTCACTCAGCGCGCTTGCCAAATCGCCCTCATCTGTTCCATCGCGCCCCCCACCGATTACGGCCTGAAGCGTTGTGGTTTGGGATGAGATTGCACTGTTGGTATCTGCCAGAGACTGCGTGACCGTGAGAACAGCCGCGGAGTTTTCATCCACCTTCGACTGGATGAGGTCTGAGCGCGCCGATAGAGCGGAATCGCCGTCGGCTCGTGTACTCGCTTCCGAACTTATCGCCGCTGTATTGCCGTCGACATCGCTTTTCAACTGATCCAGGCGGGTGACTGTCGCCAGCTTGTCAGTGGCCACCACCTGCTCCAGCGTGGTCAAACCGGCCCTGTTCGCACCTACTGCCGCATCCAGCGACGTCGTGCGTTCAACCAAGGCCAGGTTGTCGGAGGCTTGCACTTTCACCTGTTGGGCGAACTTTGCCGTCGCATCCCAGTTTTGCAACGCATCGGAAAGGTCACCCTCTCCATCTTCTTCACGCCAGCTTGCCTGGAGCGACTGCAGCGTAGATGCCTGGGCATTGACCTTGCCGTCCACAGTATTGATGGACGCCTGATTCTGCTGGATCTGTAATGCCATTGCCTTTGTTGTCTCGGCAATGGTGCCGATATCGAACCAGTAGGTGGCGTTGGGAGGCGTGGTATTTTTCGGTACCGGCGCTATAGCTTGGTACAGGTGCTGGCCCTGCCGCACGACGTCGCCGGCCACATAGGTTTTGGTCGGGTCATAGGCCAAAGCATCCGTGATCTGGCCGATCAGGTCCTCTAACTCCTGCTTTGCCTGCTCCAGTCGGTTATTCACCGAGCCGGGACCATCGCCAGATATCAACTCGATCTCGTCCAGCAACTCCTTGGCCAACTCCGTTTCGCCAATCTGACCGGCGATCAGGTCCAGAATCGGCCCGGCCTGTGAGCTGGCTTGGCCCATCACCCCATTCACCACCGGATAGAACGGACCGATGTTGCCGGTACGGTCCACCAGGCGCGCCCAGAAGAACAGCGTTGCGCCCGCCAACAGGGACTGCATCCGGTAGTCGGCCTGCGGATATGCCAGGTCGGCCAGCTTCGTCGCGGCCTGCAGGTTGTTCGCCGGGCCATACCAAAGCTCGGTGCGCTGGGTATCCTCGGCGCCAGCAGGGAAGCCCCACTTGATGCCGATGCCGAATAGCTCGCTGGTGGTGGTCAGGAATGACACCGCCGGCGGCAAGCCGGTCTTTCCTTCCAGGTTGGTCAGGCTGGAGTTTTTCCATATCGACGAGATTTCGAAGGCGCTCACCGCACGCACCCGAGCCAGGTAGGCGCCCGAGTAGATGCCAGTGACGTCGACGCTCGTTGAGCCAGTACTCTGCACCTTGATCCAGTTGCCGCTGTCCTTGCGCCACTCCACGTCATAGGCGACGGCTCCGGCAACAGCGGGCCATGAGATGTTCATGGTGCTGATGGCCAGGCCCTGGTCGATGGAAATGTTCGATGTGATCGTGACGCTCGCCGGTGCCGGAACCACAGTGATCGGAATCACGCTGATTGGGCGTTCTTCCAGGCGTGCGCCGGTATCAATGCTGGCGAACTTGCTTGGCTCGTACTGCAAAGCGCTGATGTCGTAATCACCCTCTGGCGTCCGTGCGGTTCGCATCACTCTATATAGAGGGATTGCCAGGTCGTCAGCGTCGATCGCCCACTGGAGTTGTGCAGCAGGTGCCTCACTGTAGGCCACGGTCACGGTTACATTGCGACCGCTCACGCTTTCCACGGTGCGTCCTTCTGCCCGCCCGCCCGGTAGATTGATCACCAGCCGGTCACCGGCCTTCGCCAGGGTGTCGCGGTCTAAGGTGATGACCTTCCCCGCCGCTGCCGCAATGCGCCCGCCGATCTCCCGGCCAGCCAGCAGCGAGTCGGCAACCGGAATGATGAAGCCAGGCAGCGGGATACGGCCTTCCATGCCGGTCCTGAAGCTGATCGTGCGGTCCTGGTTGTTGCTCAGGACTAGCCATTTTGCCCGACGCTGGGCTTCAGATGCCCGGGTGCAACCGATGGCACTGATCTCAGTCGGCTTGTCGCCCAGGCGGCGCTGTAGCGGCAGGTCTGAATAGACCGTGACGTCGGTGTCGTAGTTGTTGAGCGGGTTGTCGTAGCTGACCAGACAGCGAGTGAAGCGGGTCTTCGCCGAGGCGCTGCCGTAGGAGATCTTGCCGTCGATGACGTTGGACCGGGTGAAGACGTAATCGATGTCCTGCGCCCGAGGCATATCAGCCTGCATGACCAACTGGCCCTGGGCCCAGTACGTCATCCCGCGATAGATACCGGCGATGTCGCGCAGCAGTGACCAAGCGTCGGCCTTGCCCTGCAGGTTCATGTCGCACAGGAAGCGCGGCTCAACGCCATCAGCACCATTGGGCACCATCTGGTCGCAGTATTGCGCGATGCGGTACAGCTCCCACTTGTCCACCATCCACGGCTTGATGCGGCGGCCCAGGCCGAAACGGTCCTGGGTGCAGATCCCGTAGGTGATCCAGGCCGGGTTGTTGGTCCAGGCCTCCTTCATGGTGCCGTCCCATGCGCCGGTGTAGCTGCGGGACACAGGTTCATAGTTGCTCGGCACCTGCCAGCGGCGGGCCTTGCACTTCACGGTGACGGCCGGGATGTTGGTGAACTGCTCGGCGTCGAATTCAACGAACAGCAATGCAGTGTTCGGATAGCGCAGCTTTGCGTCGATCACCTGGGTGTAGCCGGCGATGAAGAGGCTGTCCGCGACTTTGTCGGTGTTCTGCGAGTTTGGCGTGAGGCGGCGAACGCGGATCAGCCAGCCGCTGGTAGCCGGTGGCAGGTCTATTCGCAGAGACCGCTCGTAGCGGGTGGTGGTCTTTCCGTCCATAGCGCCCACCAGAACCTGCTGATATGCCCCGCCGTCGGTTGCCACATCGACCGCATATTCAATACGGTAGCCGTTGATGTTGCCTTCAGCGTCCTGGCTCGCCAGGCGCGGCGTGGCCAGGCGGATACGCGCGGCCGAGAGCTGAAGGTTGGTCAGCGACTGAACCCAAGGCGTGCCGCTGCGCAGCTCGATGTTCAGTGAGGTCTCATTGTCTACAGACGGAATACCCGGGATGTAGGCCTGCTCAACGGAGCCTGGGCGCCAGTCCCACTTCACGTTGGTGAAGTTGAAATTGCCGCTGGCATCCTGAATCGGGGTGTTGTCGAGGAAGATATCGCGCGCAGTGGGAGTGCCGTCGAATTCGCCCTCGCCCACCGCGATCAGGATCTTGGCTATGTTGGTCGAGCGCAGGCTGTCGGGCGCCTCTACAGGGGCCTTTGGCTTGCTCTCGCCACCTTTGGCACCGTGAATATCCAGCTTCTGTGCTGCGCCCATGCTTTCCTCCAGGCAATAAAAAACCGCCTCTTGGGCGGCCTGCTCGATGCGTCGTGGTTACGTCTTGTCTTCGGCGTAGACCGATGCCGAGATGATCGCCCCGCCCCACCGGCGCTCACCGATGCAGATTGGGACGGGATTGCCGCTTGCTGTGGTGTTCTTCGCGCTGCCGAACGCGTAGCTCGGCTGATTCTCAGGCGATGCGCTTTGCTTCAAACCGGCGGCTTGCGGGCTGAGCATCTGAATAACGCCGCCAGCCAGCAGCGCGATACCGGCAGGCGCTGTCGGCGCGCCGAAGTAGCTGGCCGCGATGAGCACGACGCCCAGCACAATCTGCAAAATGCCGCCGCGCTTGCTGCCCTCGACCACTGGGACAATCCTGACTTCCTTGGTGCCACCCATGCCAAACTGGTCAGGCCCGGTGTTCTTCCTGTTGCGGAAGATGGCAAAGCGAAGTCCGAGGCGGTCAAGGCGGCGAATCTCAGCCTCGAATCCGTCAATCGTGGCCTTCATCGCCCGGAAGACCTCCCAAGTGTCGCCAGACCCGACCTGGCGCCGGTGCAGCCTGCCGAACTTTTGAGCCAGCGAACCGGAAAGCTTGATGGTGGTCATCGGCGAATAAACAATGGCGCTCATCGGGCCTCCTTATGTCGAAGAATTAAACGGGTGCGCTGCAGCCATGGCCCGCCATAGACAATCACCTCTGACGGTCGGCCATACAAATGATGCAGCACGAAGGGGCCGGGGCCGAAGACGCCAGACTCTTCACCGGGCAGAGCTGGGTCAGTACCCAAGTAAATCCCAGCATGGTTCGGGTGAGCGGTGCGGCCTACCTCCATCACGATCATGTCGCCGCGCTGAGGGCTGTCGACCTGTTCAAAGCCGGCGGAGGCGTAGTTCGCCTCATAAAGACTGGTGCTGTCTGCGCTCTCCCACCAGCCATCGGCGCGCTGGAAGGCTTCGAACCCCAAGCCCCATTGCCGCTGATACCAGTCGGCACAGACCTGCCAGCAGTCCCACGCGCCATGCACAAACGGTCTCTTGAGCAACGGCGTGCTGCCGGTGGGCGTGATGGTGCGAAGGTCGCCTTCTGGCCATGACAGGATGTGCCATGGCAAGGACGTTGCCTCGCACATCGCCAGGTCTCTCGATGAGGGGCGACTGGTGGCGTCCGGGTGCGAGTGGACAATGCCAATCACCTCGCCCTGGTCTTCCGCCGCAGCGTAGTCCTCTGGTTCCAGCCTGAACTCTTCGTTCGGCTCGGTGGCGATGTTCCGGCACGGGAAGTACTTCTGCGCCCGGCCCACGGCCAGCACCAGGCCGCAGCACTCTTTCGGATACTCGGCCGCCGCATGCGCCTGGATGGCCGCAATAATGTGTTTGCGCATTCTTCAGCTCCGAGCAATGAGTGAAACAGCGGGGAAACCCCCGAATGGCAAAGGGTTGCCCTCACCGAAGCGCGGGATGCAGCCCTTGCCAAGGGTGGCGTCGCACTCGTCTAGTTCGGGATTGTCAGTGACTACCCCGTCCTTCGTGACGTAGGGGCCGGTGTATCCGCAATTGGGGCCTCGGTAGCCGCCGGTTAGACACCAATGGCATAGCGTGGTCATCTGCCGCCCGATAGTTTCGCCGCCGACGTCGCCCGGGCTAGCCAAGTCCCAACTTACAGTTTCGCCGTCCTCATTGGTCTTTTGGTCGACGTACCAGACCTCAATCGATTCCTGAGTAGGGTCCGCCGTAGGGTTGCCGCCTTCGAAGTTCACAGCGTCCAGGTATTCTGCCAGCGTGTTTCGAATGGTCAGCTTGAACTCGAGCAGATCCTCGAAGGCCAGGCAGAGGGCGGTGATTCGCCCGTTGACGTTGCCGACCGACAGCTTGGGCCGTACCGCGGTGCCGTCGCCATTCGCCTCGCTGCCCTCGTACTGCATGGGCCAGGCGCCGTACTCTTCACCCTTCCACCAAATCGACTTGGCCGGCAACTGGTCAGCATTGCCGCCGGCGGCGATCAGTTCTGCAGGCGTATGCGGGATAGCGTGGCCATGGAAGCGCAGAACATCGGCGCCGTAGTCGCTGCCGTCCAGTTCGAACAGCATGACTTCATTCCCAGGCTCAAGAGTCTGGATAGCATTGATCAGCGACATGGATTGACCTTTACGGGTGGAAGGCGCGTTCGAATGTCGCCGTCACTTTGAATACGCCCCCACCCATAGGGGTCGGGGTTGGGTTTTTGCAGGTGAACAGGCCAAGCTGGCCCAATGGCGTAGTCCACAGGAAGGCCTTCGCGCCTTTGTGCCTGTCGAAGAACTCCATTATTTTCAGCGCCGTGGATGTGGTACCGGTATGCGTGACGGGGTAGGCATCCTCTTTGTTGTTTGGCCCGTCTCCGACCGTTTGCTTATATCCCCCACCGAATCGAGATTCTCGGGTTCTATATTCAATCGTGGGCGCCTCCCCGTGCTGGGTGGGCCAGGTGAACGTTTCAATCGCCATGGTTACCTCCCGTTGATAGCTCGCCAGATATTCCCGCCAGGCTGTACGCCGCGGGCGATGGCCGCCTCTGCTTCCGCTCTGGTTACCTGCTGGACATTCCGTCCGGCCTGCGTTGTGTCTTCCTGCGTTGCGTTACCGCCAGCGCCTGCCGTTTGCACGGAAACCGATACGGGGAAGTTGTAGGTGTTGCCACCGCCTCCCCCGCCACCACCACCGCCCAGCGCGCGGACACCAAGTTCGCCGCCGGCTGTCCTGGTCAGCGGCATGATCGCCTCTGGCCCGGCTTCGGCGAAGATGCCCGCGCCCTTGGCGAACGCAAACATTTTCGGCTTGTCGTGCACCTGGTTGCTGAAGCTCGACAGGCTTGGCGAGTCGTACACACCGCCCTTGGCGTTGGCGGTGATAGCGCCGCCCATGTCGGCACCGAAGCTGGTCGTGCCTGCCCCAGCGCCGCCGCCAAACCAGGCCCCTATTGCGCTGCCAGCAATACTGGACAGCAGGCCAGACGCTGCTTGCCGAGTGGCGATACGGGCCATATCGGCGATGATCGACTTGGTGAAGTCCGAGAACGAAAGTTTGCCTGTGACAGCAAAATTCGCGACTGCGTCCTCCATGCCGGAGAAGGCATTGGTGAACAGACTTTTCGTCTGGCCGGCCACATCGTTGGCAGACTGCAGGTAGTTCTGGAAAGCAGAAGAGGCTCCGCTACGCCAGTCACCCTGCGCCTCCGACATCTTGTCGTAGTTGTCGACCACCGTGTCGCGGTACTTCCTTTCCGCATCTTCAAGGCTGGCCAGGTCGCGCATGTAGTCTTCCTGGCTGTACTTATCAGGCGCGGTCTTGCGGCGATCCAATAGTTTGGCGCGCTCGTCGTTGAACTTGTCCGTGGTTGCGTCGAGGCTGGCTTGCAGGCCCGCCTGGCGGTCTCCAAGACCTAGCCCGTTCGCTGCGCGGGAGCCGGCAGCTTCCAGTGCGGCCCGCTGACGCTCCAGCTGGCTGACGTAAGCCTCCGAGGCGGCCGTCAGTTGCTCCAGGCGGCCTTTTTCGTTCGTTGCAATGACGGTCAGCTGGCTGTCAGCATCCTTCTGAGCCTTGACCATCCCCTGCCGTGCATCGGCGATCTTTTGGTCCAGCTGGATACTCTGAGCCGCCGTTGTGCCTTTCTTGGCCTTGGCTGCCTCCAATGCATCGATCTCAGCCTGGTACGCGGCCGTCACATCGTCCTTTTCCTGGTTGATCAGGGTCGACCGTTGCTTTGCGTAGTCCGACAGCGAAACCACGCCAGCCTTCTGCTGCGCCTCCAGTTCCTTCTGGGCGTTTCGGTAGTCAGTGACGATGTCGGATAGGTTGTTTTTGGCGTTGTTGAAGCTGGTCAGGTCGACTTGGGTACCGGCAACCTTCGGGTCTTTATTCTTGTCCTGAATCCCTTTCAGGAGCGTGTCGTAGGCCCCGCCAGAGAACTTACCGCCGTCGTAATTGACACCATCGAGAAGCGGGGACTTCTGACCTGTTTTCTCAGCGTTCTCGTACAACGTTCTGAACTGCTGATTCAGCTTGTCCTGAGCCGCCTTACGCTTGTTCAGCGGATTGATGTTGTCGAGCTGAGCGTCCAGCGCTTTCTGAGCCTCAATGGCCTTCTGGTTCGCGTCAGTGTTTTCACCGGTAGCGATTGCCAAATTAGAGCTGGCCGCCTGCCTGGCTTTCAGAGCTGCAAGTTTCTTTTCCAGAGCCTCGGTCGAGTCGTCATGCTCGCCGGCGCCCAGGTCCAGTGCGGTGTTGAGCGAGCTGAGTCCATTGGAAATGGCACCAGCCACCCCTCCGCCTTTGCGCGTATCAAGCACGCGTTGGGTGATCTCGATCTGCTTGGCCAGGTCGGGGAAAATCTCCGACCGGACTTCGGCGTATGCGCCTTTGATAGCGGTCTTGATTTTGTCCCAGTCGCGCTCTACGTCGGATAGCGACTCGCGGTAGGTCTTCAGCCGCGCGAGTGCTGTCTGATTCAGGTCTTCGCTGAGCACATCCAGCGCGCGCTGACTGTCGCCTTGGTCGTCCAGCCCCTTGATCACCTGGTACTGCTCAAGGGTCAGCAGCCCGTACTGGCTGCTGATCTTGCCTGCCGCTTCGGTGGCCGTTTGGCCGGCAGTGGCAAAAGACTTGGCAAGTTCGCCGGCGCCCTGCCCGGTAACCTCGCTGACTGCGGCTGCAGCTTCAGCCAGATTGCGCATCTGGGTGCCACTGGTAGCGGCTCCGGATGCAAGCGAAACAACTGCTTCGCGCGCGCCGTACAGGTTTCCGGTGACACGCCCAGCGCCGTCGGCCATATCCTTCAGGCTGGCAATAGTTTGCCCCGCGCCATTCGTGCCGCCATTGATCGCAGCATTGAACTCTCGCGCCTGCTTCATCGCATCGAAGTAGGCATAGCCAAGCGAACCGATTACAGCGACCAGCAGTCCGGCAGGAATCAGCATCCCTGCCAAGCTTTTCGCCGATTCCCCGGCGCCAGCACCCAATTGAGCGATCGCGCGCGCCCCGCTGCCCAGATCGCCCGACTGCAGGGCGTTGGCAAGCTGCATTACGTTCTCTTGGGCCTGGCGAGTGCCGAGCTTCAATTTGTCGAACGCAGTCTCCGTCGCGGTCAACCCGGCACGGTCCTTACCGATCTTGGCCAAGGCATCTTGGTATCGTTCGGCGTCTATCTGACCTGTTTTGTGCAGGTCGTTTAGCGCTTTCTCTTGGGACTCCAACTTCGCCAGCTTGGCGGTCACTGGGTCAATCCCGTTAACGGTGCGTTTCAGCGCCTCAATCTGGCGGTTTTCGGCCTCAATCAGCTTCTGTTTCTGCGCCAACTCCTTGGCTTCGGCCTTCTCGATTTTGTCGTAGGCCTTGCCCAACTGATCTTGATACTTGGCCTGATCTTCGATAGTGACCAAGCCGCCTTTTCGAGCGCGCTCCAACAACCCCTCTGCCCGCACTAAGGATTCAATGCTGTCGATATTGCCCGTCATCGCCTTGTCGAGTTGGCTGATAACGGTTATCTCTGCGGCGGCGCTTTCAGTCGCTTTGCGGTTTGCACCGGACCTGCGATCTATCGCGGCAGTGGACTTATCAACGCCCTGGGCTACTTCATTTTCTGCCTGAGTGATCTTCTTGCCCGTGTTGGCCAGGCCTTCACCAGTCTTGCCTAGGTCGTCGATTGCCTTCTGTGCACCTTCTGCCGAGTCGACCAATTTATCCAGGTCGTCAGCGGCCTTTGCTGCTTGCGAGGACTCAACGGCGATGCCCAGGGAGGCGAAGTTGGTGCTCATTATTTTTCTCCGGGCAATAAAAAACCCGCCGGAGCGGGTTTGTGAAGGTGTTTATTTAGTGCTGATTAAAATATCCGAAAGCCACAACAGCTATTCCCAACAACAAAACGAGAATAGTTCGGTGGCTTCTCATAGGCCCATACACAGAGTCGTGCGCAGCCTTTGCTTCAGCGTCAGTGATTGGCGTCAGATCGCTTCCGCAGTGCTTGCACTTGGATGCCTGCATTTTTACAAACTCTGAGCAGCTAGGGCAGGCCCTCTCCCCGCTAGAGTTGACGAGAAGTCCCTTCTTGATAGGCGAAGATTTTTCTGGGGCTGGCTTGATTATTAGATAAATGACCAGGCCAAGAACAGGAAAGAAAATTCCCACCAAAAACCCTTCGAAAGCCGACCTGTTCTTCGAGTTTGCCGCCACGGCCGTGAGTCCGGCAACAATGAGCCAACCCAGAACGATAACCTGTGACATATCAACTTCTCCTTAGATACCTAGAAGCTGCTCGGCTGCACGGCTATCGACCCACCACCAGCGGGAAGGAAAACTCTGAATTTCTTTTGCTGGCCCTGCTTCAAAACTACTGACGTTTCCATTCGCTCGGGGTTCGCTGCGCAAAGTGCCGAACCATCCAATGCGGCGCCTAACAACCACTCACCGGAAGGCACCTGGAAGACAGCCTTCTCGCCGGTGTCCAGCTTTGCCACGGGAGTACCATTTAGGAAGATGGTCGCGAAGCAGCCGCCGCCGAGAAACCCTGTGTCTCTCGTCACGATTAGCGAACTACCACCAGACACCGGCTTTTGGTAGCCGCTTACCCTTTCGGATGGCGCTGTGCGAGCCTTGTCGGACGGAACTGGTGAAGTCGCACAACCAGCCAGCAACGCTACCGCCAGAGCACCTACGAATAATTTCATGTCGTTCCCTCGTTGAGATATTGCGGGACTTTATCATCAACGAGAGAGCAACACGAAAGCCCCGCATGGGAGGGGTTCTTCCGGCTCGTATCGGTAAGCAGCTGGCCAGGCATCCAGCGTGGATGGAATGCCAGTAACTGGGGTGTTCGTCGGCGTAGTAGCTTTGTGCCTCCCCCCAAAGCCCAAAGAAAGGAATCACAATGGCACTTTTTACTGAAGAATCATTGCAACACCTTGAAAAAACCACACCAACATTACTTGGCGGAGCGCCATGGAATTCATCATTCGGGCCTGGCGAGAAAGTTCTCGCTTCAGGAATTTACCGATGTGAGGGCTGTGGTGATGAAATCACCTCAAACAAAGGCGACCCATTCCCGCCCCAGAATAAGCATCAGCATCCTGGGACTTTCGGAAAAGCTGTCGAGTGGCGCTTGATAGTGCAGACGCAAACGCAAGCCTAAAGGATTTCCCAGTCCTTCGCCTACAAGCCCAAGGACTGGGATAGCGCCAATATCGGCGCGCTTATGACCTGGAGGTCAATGTGGCTCTTATACTCAACAACCTAAGCCTGTCCCGTCACAACACCCCACCAACCGCCCAGTTGCATCTGGGTGACGCGGATGGCTGTGCGGTGATCGTCAACATAAAACTAGAAGGAAAGCCAGTCGACGAGTTCTCGCTTAAGGAAATGACAAACCTTGGCCTTGAGGCTGCCAAGCATCTCACGCACCAGGTTTGATAGACGCCTGAAGCGAATCAATACGCGCTGCGAGTGCCGTGTCGGCATTGGCTCTCGCAGCCGCTTCACCGTGAACCTGAACGCTCAAGGTAGACACAGACCGAGACAGAACCTGAACTCTATCATCGCTGATGCGAACCATCCCGGCCGTGCTTTCGCCGATCATGGATTCGTTGATGTAAAGCTGCCCGTCAACAATGGCAAAAGGCTTATCCATAGGTATCTCCTGCGGCCATGCCGCGTCATGTTGGTTGTTTTGCGTCTTTGTGCCTGAGGATCAGGCGCCCCTCGCACCTTCCCGCTGCTCCGCCATAACACTCAGGGCTTCCGCCTCCATTCGCCTGAAGTCGCTGAAAATGGTTTGTCGCTGGCTGATCGGTACGCCACACATCCGAATAACCCCGGAGAGAACGCTGTAGTCCATGCCTGTTGCGCCGCACGCGCCTGTGCGCCACTGGGTGCTCATGGCCTCGAAGACTTTGAAGGCGTCCCAGTTGTCCGGCCAGATGCCGACCTCCGCGACGTAATCGCCCGCGGTGAAGCCGAAGGCATCCGTGCCCTCTAGCGTTGGCTCATAGAGCGCGCGTGCAGCGCTTAGGAGTTTCCCAGGCGGGCCTCATTGAAAGCTTCGGCGTAGGCATTCAGCACGGCCTTCGGCGCTGAGTTGATCGAGTTGACGAGGATTCGCACATTTTCAGGCGTAAACTTTTCCTCGATATCCCAGCCAACGACGACGTCAAGCAGCTGGTCCGCCTGCAGATCGATCTGAGCAGCGGTGAATGCCTTGAGGTCCATGTCCCCTACCTGTTTGCTCAACTCGTCGTGCCGCTCGTTCCAGCCGGTGTACAGCTCGGCGAGCGCTGTGCGGTCCAGGTATTTGAACTCGAACTCCACCTTCTCAGCGCTATAACCGGCACGCTGGATCATCACCGGTGCCTTGAAGGTCGGCTTCTGAATCAATTTGAACTTGGCCATGAGCTCTCCAATTACGCGGCGTAGCGAATGAATTTAGCGACCACAGCGAAAACGGCGGTCACCGCCATGATGTTGTTCTTGGTCAGCGACGGCACGTTGTCGAACGAGGCGTAAGCGTTATAGACAATGACTCCACCCGAGGCGAGGTTGATGCGCACTGCGCGCGGCTTCTTGTCGTCGTCAGCTTCCAGCAGTACCTCGTTGTGAGGTAGCGCCGGATCATCCGCCATGGTCAGCGTGAACGAAAGCGGGGATTTCGACGTCGGGATTTGGTGCTCGTCGTCTTCCTCGAGAAACGAGTACGTGACGTTTTGTTGCTCGCCGCCGGACTTGTTCGATTCCGTGACCTGGCTCACAGGCACCCAGGTCAGAATCTTGCGCACCGAACCGCCGCCTGCGCCGGCGATGAAGCGCGCCGCATTGGCCGTGTTGATCGACTCAAGCACGAACGAGTCAGCGGTCACGGTCTTGATGCGAACAACCCGATTGTTCAGGCGCGCCCAGCCAGAGGTGACTTCGACAAAATCGCCGACCTCTAGGTCGTGGCCGGCCGACGAAACAACGGCTTCCGTTGCGTTGGTGATCGCGGTAAAAATGATCGGCGCGTCATACGAGGCGGCGATAGCGGCAGTCGAGCCATTGGGTAGAAAAACGGCCATTGGTGTTTCCTCTTTTCAGAAATGACAAAACCCGCTCAATGGCGGGTTCTTGGTTTGCCCAATGGGCGGAATCAGGCGGTGTCGGCTCGATATTCAAACGACACCGGCACAGTGTATGTCGGTGGATCAGACATGCCCGGTCCAGGATCTACTGGCGACATCGTAACTACGGTGAGGCCGGCCTTTGTATCCCGCGCATACAGCGGGAACAGCGCGGTTAGTTCAGCCACAAGCGGGTTCGTCTTGGTCTTTCCGGTATTGGCCGGGGCCACAATGCTGACTTGGTAGACGCCGATGAATGCTCGATGGTCGCCGGATAGCGTGCTGCTTGCGGTATCGCCCGGGAGCATGAACGCCCGCAGATAAGTCTCACCGTCGGCCGGGTCGTACTGGACGTTCTCGAACACAACCTTAATCAGCTCCGCCCTGGCCTTGCTCCAGGCAATCAGCTTGGCCTCGTAAATGGACGCGATAATGGCGTGGCTCATACCTGGTTTTTCCTTGTGGCTTCGTCGACGATCTGCTGGAAGCGGGCCAGGGTGATCCGGACCATGCCGCCGGGTGCCTGGGTCGAATGCCCATACTCCAGCGGGATGCCATACGGCAGGTTGTTGACGATGTAGGCCGTCTCGCCAGCCGTCAGTGCCTGGACCTGAAGTCGCAGCTTAGCCAGCGTCACGCCACCAGCCGGATCGACCTGGTCAAGCGTGCCCTCCGCTGGCGTGCCGATGGAAAACTGCCAGTTCCCCCGAAACCGGCCGCCAACGTAGTCCTTGCCTGCCACCAAGCCGTTCACGTTGAAGTTCTGGTCGCGCTCGGTCTTGGTCAGGGGTTTGGCATATTTCACGCCGCGCCGCAGCTTGCCGGCCTTGGTGAAGTTTGATTCGTTTAGGTTGATGATCGTGTTACGGGCCGCGACGTTGAAGTCGTAGTCATCGGCGGCCCGCTTGTTCGCCTGCCGGTGAACGACGTTCGCAGCCCAGATTTCTGGATTGCCCACCGGTGACATGCGGATAACGCTGCTGCCGATCTCGATGACAATCTCGCGGATGGTTGCGTCGATACCAGCCTGGGCGCGCTCAGCGAAGGCGCGAATGTTCTCGGCAAAGCTGCCGTTCATGCTCGCGTACTTGTTCGCCATATCACTTCCTCAGTTGCGCTGTCCACGTTGCATCGGCAGGGTCGGCGGATACGTTCATCACCCGCAGACCGTTGACGATATCGCCAATGGCCGGCGCTGCCGGTACTGCCGTCGGAACGCCGACCTCCGACACGAACAGCTCGTTTTGCAGCACCAGCAGCCTCTTGTCGCTGGTCTGTATGAGGGAGCCGTCAATTTCTTTGGACAAGTAGCTGCCCAGAACGCCGCGCCCCGAGTACGTCACCGTGGTCTCCGGCGTTTCGCCACCCAAGTCGGGGTCATACTCGCCCGCAACCTTGCGCACGCCCGTCACGGGCTTAACCGCGTCGGCCAAGCCGTCAGGATCGTCGAACGCTTCAGCCAGTTCGGCCTGGATCTCTTCGCGCATGCCCATGATCAGATCCTTTTCAGCATCATCACGCCGGAGCGCTTGATCCACGGCTCCAGCAAGGCCAGGGCGAAGTTGACGCCCGCCGACTGATCGGTAGAGCCCGCCACGTAGGTCTTGCTCACGGACGTACCGGACTGAGCCGATACCGTCTTGCTCTGCACTTCCTTCTGCGTTGCTGTGTACAGCTTGCCAGCCGCTGCCTCTTCGGCAACCTGGGCGCCGGCTGTTTTGATCTCGGCCGGGACCGGATCGGGAACAACCCGCTTAATCTTGGCCGTGAGCCAGGCATTGGCCATGGTCACAGCAAGGACCGGATCACCGGTGCCGGCCCAGTCGGGACCGAGCTGGGCGTCAACATCGGCGACGGTGATGTAATCGGTCATGTGCTTGTCCTTATTCCGCTGGCACCAGGGCCTGCAGGTCTTCTTTCTTAGCGGACGGGTCGAAGGCAATGCCCCTCTCGGTCAGCCATTCTTTCAGCTCGGAGACCTTCATTTTCAGAGGGTCGGTTTCTTTGCTCTCCGGCTCCTTGCCGTCAGACACCTTGATGCCGGCCGCTTGGTAGGCGTCGTAGATGTCCGGGGCATCGCCATCGACCACCACCTCGGTAGCGGAGCCGATGACACCGAAGAATTCGCTCAGCAGGCGGTAGCACACGCTGCGCTCTTTGCCCGGCTTGTCCGTGTAGATCACTTTCATGAGTCACCTCAAAAGCTCCCCGGCGCCGATAAAGACGCCAGGTTGTGTGGGCCGGATTACGGCGTGGTGGTACCGCTGATGACAGCAGCGAAGGGAACTTGCTTGCGGCTGAACACGCGCTGCCAGTTTGCAGCAGCTGCGTACTGAGTCGCGGTTGGGCTGAGGTTCTGAGCCTCGGAGCCTTTCCAGCTGAAGCCTGCAGGCTGGAGGATGTAGGTCTTCCGCTCCCACAGCACTTCGGCACCACCACCGTTACCGCCGCCAGGCTTGCGTTCCAGCTCTACCGGCACCTTCGGCGTGCCTTCGCCGTAACCGAAAGCGCCCTGGCCGAAGAACACGGAAAGGTACTTGCCTGCGCCGTACACCAGGGCGTCGTCCATGAAGACTGGTTTGCCGAGGTAGGTTGCCAGGATGATCTTGCCGTCGGAGTCACGCAGGTACTCGATGAGGTCCTGCTTGACCATCTGGTTCATCACCACCGAGTGCACGCCGATCGCGCCGAACTGGTCAGCGGCATCGCCGGCGGTGAACGCTGCATCCTGGAAAGCATTCGCACTGATGGTCGCACCGGCGTCGATGACCATGTCACCACCGTTGTTCGCGATGTTCGAGGCGATGATGCCGCGAGCCGCGCCCAGGGTGTAACGCTGCCACTGGCGGGTCCAGTAGGTGCCGAAACGGTTGCGGATCTGCTGCTGAGGCTCGCTGTTGGCCAGTTCAGCCGTCAGGTCAGCCACGCCGTAACCTTTGTTGAGGTACAGGACTCGGGCACGCATGCTGTCCTGGGTGACTTTGCCGACTTCACCTTGGTCGTTCGGGTCGTCGTTGCTGATATTCGGCGCTTCATCGGCGTTGAGATCCTGCCAGTAGCTGATCTCGGCAGTGCCCTGGCTGCCGGAGGCGATCGCATCCAGCACAGGCGAGCGGGTCACAATGCCCGACTCATATACAGCAGTCTTTTCCGGGCTGTTAACCGGTGCCAGAGAGGCGTAGTAGTCGCCGACGAAGATGTCGGTTAGTTGGGTAGTTGCCATGGATTAGGTTCCTTTGGTGGCCTGGATTTTCTTGAAGAGATCGGGATTGTCACGAGCGATCGCAGCGCGCTCGGTTTCCGTGTACTCGCCCCACTTTTTCGTGGCCTTGCCACCTTGATCGCCGACCTGTCCGGCGCCCTGAGCCCTTGGCCACAGGTGTGTTGCTGTTTCACGCAGAGACTCCGCCCATTCGAGCGGCGACAGCGGGGTTTTCCCGTCCTTCCCGTAAACGACCTCGCCGTCACGGTCGGTGGCAATCGCCTCACCGTCTTCACTGAGTTTGAAAGTGCCCCGGGCGCGCAGGATGATGTCCTCGGCGGCCTCTGGGAGCGCACCGGCCTTGATGGCAGCGGCGCGGATGGAGTCGGCTAGCACCTTGTCACTGTACTTGGCAGCGAATTGCTCGGCCTTGTCGGCACGGGCCTTCTCGGCTGCCAGCTTGGTGTCGTAGTCGGTGCGCAGGCGCTCGGTACGGCGGGTAATGACCTCGTCCAGCTTGCCCTCGGCAATCAGCTTGGTCTCTTCATCCTGGCCAACCTTGGTCAGCAGACCTTTCACTGCGGCGATGTCCAGGCCTTCGAACTGGGACTTGAAGCCGTCCAGCTCGGTTTTGGTGGTCCGGAGCGAGCCAAGCAACTCGGTGTTCTTGTTCTTGAGGCCCAGGGTCGCAGCCTCGACAGCTGCAGCAATGGCGGTCTGAACTGCCGGGTCTTCAAGATCAATCTGGTTTTCGTCTGCCACTTGGTGCACCCCTTGGGTTTGGTCGGCCCGCTTTGCAGGCAATAAAAAACCGCCCATTGGGCGGCTTGGTGTGAATTCTGTGATTTATCGAACTATCGAGAGCCCGCGCATCACCAGGTAATCGGCGAACTGCGTCCTGCTCGGCGCGTATGGCGGCGGACGCATGCGCAGTCCGGGCGTATCTCGGTTGAGCCGCGTGCGCCGGCCATTCGGCTCAGTGCAATGCGTCGGTTCTTCGATCTGGAAGCCCTGCTCGGCGGCGTACAGCTCGACCGCCAGCCGTACCTGCCCCCACTCAAGCTCAAAGGGCACGAACGTCTCGGATAGCGTCTGGTATTCGATCTTGCAGTCACGCCGAGGCCAGGCCATTGCCTGTTCGGGATTGGCTTTGCGCCCTTTCCACTGGCGACCGTTGATGTCGGCTGCGGCGCGCAGCAGCAGTTCGACCTGGTCAGCCTCTGCTTCAGGTATCCAGACCCCGTAGTAGTCGCGGTAGAAGGTCAGCTTCTCCAGCGGCACGAAGCTATTCGAGTCTGGCCTGCCCTTCCCATCCTCAACGATGATCTGCATGTGCTATCTCAACCTGGTTGAGCGCCGAGTGTAACGCCTGCTCGGGTGAACATGTCAGGCTCGGCTTCCTTCAGCTGCGCCAGGGTCAGCGGCTTGAACGACTTGTCGAGCTGCAGCTTGGCAAACTTCTCCGGCGTCAGCCCGCCATCACGGAACAACTTACCCCGGACCGGTCCAAGGGCATGATCCTGGAAGCTCGCCGGTTGCGTTGCCAGCCACTCGTAATAATTTAGGCCTGCGTCGACCTGGGCCCCGCCGTTATCGCCCACCGAGGCGCGCGTGGCGTCCTTCGCGAACATCTCCGAAAGCCTGGTGGTCGGCACCGTAGTTGATCGGCAGTTGATGTGCGCCGGCGGCAGCGGACCTTTACCCAGGTCGAAGCGCATCCCATCCAGGCCCTTGCACTGCTGCGAGGTCTTGCGATCGAGCGTCGATACCCACCGGTAGCCCAGCACCACGTCGCTGTTGGCCTTCAGCGTCTCCATTCGTGCCGTGGTGGCTACGTGCTGGATTGCCGTCTGCACCACGGCGGCAGCATTGCGGTTGCTCACCGCCAAGACGCCGTCCGTGAAGTTCTGCGCCGCGGTGCCGCGAATCGCCTGGATGATCTGCGCATTGGTCTGGCCCTGGCCGAAGCCCAGCCGGATCGTGTTCGTGACGCGCATCGTCTCGGTCCGCGTCCAGCCGCTGACGAAGCTCTTCAGCAGCTTCCCGCCGTCGATGCCCTTTACCTGAAGCGGATAGGAGAACACCGCCGCACGGATCACCGTATTGGTCGGCACCACCGCATCGATGGAGAGCGCATTGCTCAGGCTGTTGGCCTCAAAGGTCGACTCATACAGCGCGATATCGACCAGATCGGCCTGCACCAAGTCCCCATAGGCCTTGTAGATGTCCAGAAGCTTGCCGTCCACCCGGGCCAGGAACTGCTCAAGGCGATCCCGGCTGTAGGTGGTCAGTTCCTTGCGGGCGAGTTGATCCCGCACCAGCGTGTCGATCTGGCGCAGGTACTTCTCGAACTTCTTGACCTCGCCGGCCTTAAGCCGCTCCAGCATTACCGAGTGGCGCGTCGTCTGCTCCAGCAGTTGGCTGTCCGCCTGCACCAGATTTGTCGATGGCATCGTCTTTGTCCAAGTTGATGCCGGCCGACTCGCGCTCATCGCTGATCAGTTCGGCTTCGTCTTCGTATGGGCGCTCCGGCAGCTTGCCGGTAGTGAGGTACTGCCAGTAGGTGTCGGCGCTGATCGTGCCAGCCATCACGCCCTTGAGAAGCTCGGCGAGAACCTGGGCGTCAACTACAGGGGTCACAAACTCAGGATTCACCTTGAACTTGACCTGCTTGGGGTCGTAGCCCTTCCACTCGGCTGCGTACCGCAAGCCCTGCTCGACCGCCTCGGCCACCGTGATAACGATGCTGTGCAGCGTGGCGTGCTGGTCGTTCTGGCGTGTTTTGCGCGCCTCGCCCGACTCGGTGCCGCCCACGTCCATGACTTTGGCGCCGGCCTCAAGCGCGGCGTTCTTCTGGTCATCCATGGCTTTGCGGTTGGCTTCAATGCCGGTGCCCTTGAACTCCAAGTATTCAGCCTTGCCGTTCGGACCAAGGTCCCAGGCCGCCGAAGGGCCGGTCACACTCAGCTCTACAGCCTCATCCAGACCGGAAACCCACGGTTGCGGGTGACTGGTCTGGTGCAGAGAGCTGAAGTAGTCAGCGCTGATCTGGTAGGACTTCAATGCGGCGCGCGCCATGGTTAGCAGTGGCACCTCGTCGACGTCCGGCGAGTTGTCTGTAGAGCCGCAATAGATCACAGGCAGATAAGCCAGGCCCTTGACCAGGCGGTTGTCGGTGCCGGTGGTGCCCAGGGGCCGTTCGTCGTCGATTAGCTCACCGGCCTCGTTGCGCACCGCTGTGTAGCAGACCTCGCCCTGCATGAAGAACTCACGGAACACCGCATCGCAGTCATGGCTGTAGCGATCTCCGCTCTTCTTGCGGAACTCTCGGAACACAGAAAGCACCAGATCCTGCCGGCCGCCTTGATCAGCGGTGTCCCAGTTGATCGCGTTGCGCGTGGCGTACGTCGAGAAGTACGGCTCGCCGCTGTCGTCGATGTTCACCACCAGCGGCACCCGGCCGTGGGAAATGGCCTGGCGCACCATGCGAAAAAACAACTGCTTCAGGCCGAAGCCGTCAGCAGTAGCGTTGTCCTCCAACCCCTTAAGCCCAGCAGGAAGCTCGATCTCCGGAATCAATCGGGAAACCAGGCCCATCATCGACCGCAGCGAGTCGCGCACCCAGTGCTCGTACTGGGCACGGTTCGTGTAGTTCTCGTAGAGGTACTTGTTGCCCGCACCGTCGAGCTTTTCAGCCTCAACCATGCCGCTCGGCTTGGGCAAATTGCGCTCGTTGCGCTTCACGGCGCACTCACCCTCGAGCGCGTCGTCCATCATCTCCCACTCGGCGATGTGCGCGTCGTAGTCGGGGTTTGTCGATTGCACTGGCATCAGGCCAAGCCTCCAATTCGGCGTGTTCCGCCTGTGCGTTTGCGTCGGCCCATCGAGACGGCGAAGTAGCGGAAGGCGTCCGCGCCGTGCGATGACCAATCGTGAAGTGGTTTGTCCTTCCAGCAGCCGCGCTTGTCGTCCCACTCCTTGCGGTAGTTCTCCAGGCAGGAAATGCCCAGTTCGCACTTGGACTCATCGAAGGCACAGGCCGGAAGGATCTCCCGAACCTGCTCAATGCCTTCGTCGATGCCGAGCTTTGGAACAACGCTAAACTTGAGGCTGTATTTTTGTCCGTCGATCTCGTAGCCCTCCCGGGCTAGTTCTCGCCGAGTCTTGCCGTCGCTACCGAATTCGCGGTTGTCGATGTCGTGCGGGCCCCAGTGATCGCCGTACGTGTACTTGCGGTCTTTGAGCACCTTCATGTAGTGCCGCAGGCCTTCACCGCTGTTCTCGTAGAAGTCGATGATGTGGTACTCCTCGCCGACGATCCGGACGAACCAGATGGCCGTGGAGTCGCCGACGCCGATATCCCATATCGTGTGCACCGGCAGATGACTGTTGTCCGGTAGCGGGCCGATCCTCTGTGCGCCATACAGCTTGGTGAACTGCTTGGCGTAGTAGGCACCCTCGATCGACTGCTGGAAGGCTTCCGCCGGCAATGACGGGTATTCCCGCTTCATGTCGTCGCCGAGCGTCTTCTCCTTGGCCGCGTACCACGCCCGCTGGCCGTCGTTGGTGACGATCCCGTGTTTGGCGTGCAGCTCGTTGAAGTAGTCGGTCAGGCGCTGCGGCAGCACCACGTCGGTAGAGTCAAGGCTGTAGGCCTTGTTGTTCCACCAACTGAAGAAAAAGAACTTCCAATCCAGCAGGCCTAGCGGAACACCAGCCAATTGCTGGCGCTCCGCTGACTGGCTGTAATCGAAGAAATACCCGGCGCGGCCTTCTGCCGTCGACTCGATGGTGACGAAACACTCAGCAGCGACAGCCTCAAAGGCACCAGTGACAATCTCCCGCGCCTTGTGCGGAAACTTGGCGCAGATCTTCCCGAACTCGGATACGTGCAGGTAGCGCAGCGTCCCGCCCCGGAACGAGGTGGAAACGTAAAGCGAGCCGCCCTTATTGAACACCAGTTCGCCGGCAGCGTCGTTTCTCGCCGGGTTGGCAGCGCGCAGTTCCTTCGGCAAGTTGTCGTAGGCGTACTTGACCTTTTCACGAAACAGGCGCTTTGCGTCGTTCAGTGTGTGAGCGATCAAGGCGCACTTGGCAGCCTCGAACAACGCTGCATCCAACTGGACGATGCACACCAGCGTCGTAAAGCCCAGCTGGCGTGCTTTCAAGATGATGTTCCGGGTATGCATCCCCTGGAAGTAATCGACCTGCTCCTGCGTCATGCGGAAGCGGACCTTCTTGCCCTGCTTGTCGGTGATGAAATAGAGATTATTCAGTCGCCAGAATCTGTCCCGAAGCAGCTTCATGTGCTCGGGTTTCATATCAGGCGTCCTGTGATAATTCGTCCATCATCTTCGAGATCTCGTCGGCGTCGTCCGTCTTCACCTTCTCGTCCAGGCTGAATGCCTGACGCTCCAGAACCTGCAGGTTCTTCATTGCAGAGGAAAGCTGGAACAGGGTTTTGGAATTGCTGGGTAGCGCGACAGCAGCGAGCATCGAGGCCCGACGCATGCCGTTATTGTCCTCGTCAGTCTCGTCGATGATCGCGTCTTCGATCTCTTCGCGGCGCTGGATTGTATTGAGCAAGTCATCCATCAGCAGGTTCGCAAGGTTCGTCGCCTTGCGGATGTCGCGGCGATGGCTGCGAACCACCCGAGCGCCTTCTTCTGCGGCCTCTTCGATGATCTCGGCGTCAAGTTCGCAGTTCGCGCCTTGGTCGTTGCGAACCTCTCCGCGAACCAGCTTGCTGCGAACCTCTTTGCGCACCTGATCAGAAAGGTCTCTCGCCCATCCTTGAACCTTGGCTTTCTTCCGTATCGCCGTGTCGCTCACGCCTTGGCGCTCAGCGATCGTTCTGATGGAAAGCGAACCAGCCCGGTAGGCGCGTTCGATTGCCTCCCAGTCGGGTTGCTTGGTTGTCATAAATTGTCTCAGATAAGCCTAAAGGCGGGATTGATATAGTGGCGCTATGCCGGTATTGGTAAAGATCACTCACCGAGGAAATTAAACATGGCAGAGATTGGCAAAAACATCGTGGCCGCTGGAAACAACGGAACCAATGAAGATCATCATCGACGTTACGCTGTAGCGGCCGCACTTGAAGTGATCGCTGGATATGCAGCAAGCGGACATCCGTCAATCAATCTCGACTATGAATTTGGTCAGCTCTCCAGTTACGCCGATCAAATTCAAGAAGCGTTGAAAGCCAAGTGATTCACCCGTGCCGCACTCGCCTGCGGCACACCTACCCTTCCGCGTTATCCAGCAGCACATCAATTAGCTTCTGCTCACCCAGGCGCATTGCACCCAAGCATTGCAGGTCGTCGCACTTGGGGCCGAGGCCGAACACAGTCACCTCTCCCTTCGCGCCGATCAGCGTCAAGGCGCCTACAGTGCATTCTGGATGCTCGCCGGCATCAAGGTCATCGGCAATCTTGCGCAGGGTCTTGGCGGCATCGCGCCAGTCTTCCCGCTTGAACTCCAATACCTTGACGGTCATTCGGTCACCTTCTGCAGCCACTCTTCAATGATCCGGCGAACCACTGGCTCGGTCAGGATGGCTGAAGGCTTCTTGCCCTCAATCACCGACTGGATCAGTTCCCGCGGAAGGACGTGGACGCCATCACTGGCCACCACCATCAGATGCGGGCGGTGGTCGGCGATATCGAGGATGTCGGCAGTCATGGGCACACCATCTGGTGGGTTTGTGCGTGGGCATGGCCGTGGAGCAGGCTCACGATCAAGCCCTGGGGCAGCCCGGCTTCCTTGGCGGCGTCCAATGCATCAGCAATGGCCTTGTCGAGAGCGACTACCGCAGCGTTGATGTCTTGCCCCAACGGAAGCGCGTGGCGCAGGCGGGTGACGTTGCTCACGTGTTGTGCCCCTCCAGAGGCTGAGCAAAGGTGAACTTCACGCCGTCATCCGGGCAATACGTGGAATAGGTGGCGTTCTGAAGGATCGCACCATCGCCCAGCACCTCTGTGGCGGCAGCACCATACTTGGCGATGAGCGCAGCCTTCAGATCATCCGCCGACAAGGTCAGCGTGATGTCGTTGAAGTGAATCAGCGTCTTCTGGATACCCATGTCTACCTCAATTCTCGCGCCACGATTTGGCGCATTCGAAAACGTGGCGCGGATTAAGGCGACTGACGCTCTACCGCTTCGTTGACCTTCTCGGCCGCCTTACTGGCTGTATCAGCGGCCTGGACTGCCGAGTGCGATGCCTCTTGCACCTTCACTGCGGCGTCCTGGGTCTTCTCGGCCAGGTTGGTCAGGCGCAGGTCACGCTTGCCCAGGGCGGCGTCATAGGCAGCGCGCACCTCTGCAAGCTGTTTGGTCTGCTCGCTACTGGCAGACCAGACGCCGGCCTGGTAACCCAAGACAATGCCACCGGCCAGCAGGAATGCCGCAATCACCCAAATCTCTGCCCGGCGCCACCAGCGTCGAGCGATGAATTCCATCGCGCATCTGTCCATCACTTGTCATCTCCCAGCTTCGTGCGCAGGCGGGCGATCTCGGCGCTTTGAGTGGTAACCGTTGCCGTGAGCTGCGCCACCTGAATGGTCAGCCCTTCGATCTTGCCTTCCATCCGCCCTACTGCCGCGGCGAGTTCGTTCCGCTCCTTGGCGAACTGGTCGGCACGGGCCTCGGCCTCTTTACGGGCCACCCTTTCAGAGTCCAGCAGCTCATTCAGCCGGCGAAGGGTGAAGATGTCCGCATTGTCCATGGCCCGGTCAGCGGCATCCTTCGAAAGGAATTTACGCAGCCACAGGAAGCCACCCACAAGGGTGAGGCCCGTACCGCCCAGCCAGGTAGCTGTGCCTGGGCCGAGGTCAGTAGGATCCATCGAAACTCCATCAGGAAAGATTGGCCGAAGTCAGCCCTGTGTAATAAGTCGGCTCACACAGCACTCCCAGCTCGGAGCAATGGGTGTGGTGGAGCCGAAAACTAGAAGGCCCCGATCAATGTCGAGGCCCTGAATAGGTCCCTCATCAGCGTGACAAGTCAGAGGCTCTGAGGGCTTGGGGAAATACATCCGGGAAAGCATCCACTTGGTAGCGGCTTTCCTCGGAGGTACAAAAAAGCCCGGCGCATATGTCCGGGCTTTTTCCATTGCTTCCAGGCGTATTCAGCAGGGGGTCAGGCCAACGCCATCGGGCGAAGGCTTGGCCGAGGCCATCACGAAGTGGTTGCTGGACGCGCGCAGGTTGGAAGCCAAACTTTCATCAGTGGTCTGGCTACCCGTTCGCCACATGGCCAGGGTCAATTCCAGGCGCTTCACGCCGACGCCGGGCAGTTCGGCCAGCATCACCACGGAGCGATAAGCGTAGGCGACAGGCTCGGCGAATGCCGACAGGGAGAAACAGGACAGGCAGGCGGCAAGCGCCAAGCCCAGGTAAGCGGACATTCGCTTCATCATTCGGCATTCCTTTCGGTGGGTTTCTTTGGGCAATAAAAAACCCGGCGCGGTGGCCGGGTTTGTTTGTCTCTTGCATCACCTACATGCGCAAGTACGACAGGATGGGCACATAATCGGCGAACCGGCAGGCCCTGTCAAGGCCCTCTAAGCTGCATCCTGGTCATCGAAGAAGACGCCCTCCTTCGTCAGGATCTCACCGGCCTCGAGAAGCGCCTCATTGACCATCTTGTCCAGGCCCTTGAAGATCTTGCGGCGCCAGTCCCGCCGGGTGCGCTCCGGAGTACCATCCAAGTCCCAGGTGTTCATGTCGTAGTTATGGGCTGGCAGGATGATGACGCCTTCGCACGGCGCTTCCTGGCGCTGCTTGAGCTTGGCATTGATCGCCTTCTGGGCTTTTGCCACCGCCGCTTTCCTCCAGGCCGGGGCATAATCATCAACCTCAAGCTTCACCTTTCCAGCAGGCGCGCGCTCGGCCCCGCCCAACTGCGGATAGGCCCACGCCGTAACCGCCTTGGTCAGGAACAGGCGAGGTGCCGGCGATGAAACATGCGAAACGATCCGGCCTATGGCTCCGACCTTCGAGGCCATGTGCGTCGAGTAGCAGGCGTTCAAGGCCATCCAGTGTTTCGGCGCAAGGCAAGAGTGCAGCCGACCAAACACCCAGCAATCTGTGAGGAATGCCGCTTCCTTGCCTACGATCTCCCCCTTGAGCTTGTTGGCCTGGACCTTTGGTGTGTAGTCACAGCCGCCGGCGCTGTTGATCGTCTCGGATGCCAACGCACGGATAACTGCGGAAATAACGTCTCGATAGGTCATGCTGCAGCCCTCTTGAGTTCTCTGGTCTTTGCCCGGTAGTCGGCGGTCATCGCCTTCAACTCATCCACGGTGTACTTCTTGGCCTCATGCGGACCTTCCAGCCACTCAACTGCGTCGGCGCCGATACGCTTCACCAACTCAATGCGGTAATTCACGATGTTCCCGGAAAGCCGGGTGTTGCACGGCGAACACTGGCGGTGGCAGTTCATCGGCTCGAAGCGCAAGGCCGGATTGCTGCCCACTGTCCGGTAATGGCCAGCGTCATACTTACCCTTGTGGTGTCGGCCGCAGCTGACGCATGGCAGTTCCGCGTCACGGGCGCGCACCCAGGCGTTGAAGGCCTGCTGCGTGTCTTTGAGGTGATCAGCCCTACTCTTCAGTTTTTCCTTCTGGACCTTTATCTCGCGGCGCCCTACTTCGGCCAAGGCTTTCCCGGCGATCGCGCGCCCCTTTTCGGACTTACCGTGTGCGATCGCGCACTCGATCTCGCCGCACACCACCTGCGATTCGCGCGTTTTCGTGAACATCACCCGGCACTCTGGGCAGCGTTTGCGACGCGGTCCGCCGGAGGTGAGCGGAGTCTTGCGTTGCAGCGGGGTGCGCTTCATGCGGCCTCCTTGGCTTTCTGCTGCCCGAATTCAAAATTGCCACGCAAAGGCATGAGGTATTTCTCAGCAATGCAGCAACGCGGGTGCTCGACAAGGGTCTTGCCGATGGTCAATGACACCAAGCCATCTGCCTCCACCACCCAGGCGTTTGCATCTCCACGGTTAAACCATGGACCGTGGGCGGAAAACGAGTCGCAGCCAGGCCCCAAGCACTCAACCAGCTGCACGCAGCGCCCTATCAGGGTTGGCACCAGCGGACAGGAAACGATCAACGCCAGGTCGCCCGGCTTGAAGTTATGACTCATGCGGCCTCCTTGAACGCTTCAAACTCGGCCATTTCGGTCAGGCGCTCTTCGGTAAGCGTCGGCCAGTCGTGCAGCACCAGGTACGCGCAGCACTGTCGCCAGAAGTCTTGGAATACCTCTTCGCCCATCGAGTCGTAGGAGAGGCTTCGGGGTGTCTTGCGGGTGAGCTGGCCCAGGCCCGGAATGTCGAACGCTTCCTCATCGCAGTACACGCCCGACTCCAATTGCAGGGCCTTGATCGCGTCGTGGGACTGCTTGCCGGAGAACCGGTCGATGTTCTGGCTCAGCACCCGGCCCAGGCCGTGGACCAAACCATTGAACCGTGGGTTGCGTGGCTGCTTGAGCTCGGCACGAATCTTCGTGTTGATCCGGAAATCCCGCTCGCGCAGGATCGACCGGTCGGCGTCGGAGGACGGCACGAACGCGGCCACCTCCTTGCCCGTGGCTGGATCGACCAGGCGGCGCAGCACCAGGTACACAGGCATTGGGCGGGGTTTGGCTGGCTTCGTCATTGCGCCGCCCTCTTCACTTCCAGTTCGCGGGCCTGCTCAATCAGCAGCGCCCGTCGATCCGTCAACTCGTTGGCTGCTTCAATCCGTAATTCGGTTTTCCGCTCGGCGCTGGCCTTGCGCATTTCCAGCATCGATTTCTTCACCAGCTCCAGCTTCTTGCGAAGGGCTGGCTCTGGCTGGGTAACGCTGCCAGTGAGCAAGCCAGCAATGGCCCGCCCATCCTCGGTGACCGGCTCGACGCTCAGGTCTGCCAGGTACTTCTGGGCATGTCCGCGAGGGATGCGCTTGAGCTCCATTGCCTTAGTCACAGCCTGGATGCGACGGTTGGCGTCAAAGCCCACGGAAACGTGCCAGTTGACCGGCTTCGCGTCCTCGCGGGCCTGGCCTACGAACCGCTGGTAGGCGTCGATAAACGCCATGCGCGCTCCGATTTTGTCGCCGCCATCCAGGATGGGTTTCGCGGCAGCCAGGGCCAATTGGATTTCGTCGGTCAGCACCACGGTTTCATATTCATCGTTGGTCGTCATGGCGATGGCCCACGCCTCATCCTTTCCAGGACGGCCGTCAGATGTCTGGACACGCTGCAGGATGTCAGCCATCGCCAGCTTGCCCTTCACTTCGAAACGACACGCCTTCAGCGCGGCTTTGACGACAGGCACGGGGTAGGCGCAAAGGTCTTCGGCCATCATCGCGGCGGTGCCTGGGTTCATTTCCTGGCCCATGGCCTCGGCTGTGGCGCAGATGGCGGCGGCCAGCCCGGCAACCTGCTGGTCATTCATTTCAAAGGTATTCATTGCGGTCACCTGCTTGGCGTTTGGCCAAAACCATCTGAGCGGCCTGCTCCGCTGCGGAGTGGTTCGCTTCTGTCCGTTCCATCTGGCGGGCGGTTGTGCCGTTGATGCGCTGCCCAGTGACCCACTGGGTGTGGTAGCTCTCGGCGTTGGCCAGCAGCTCGTTGAGGCTGTGGCACTTGCGCAGCACAGCGGCGTCGCTGGTTTTCAGGAAGTGGGCGGCGACGTGGTGAGCTACATCGGCGCCGAGGCGGTCGACCAACTGTCCGAGCTGGCCACCGACCTTGGCATTCCACACAGGCCAGGCGCTGTAGCGCTTGCGGTAAGCCATGGCGTAGTTCGCCCAGACCTTGAAGGTTTTGCAGGTCTGGTCTTTGGGGCCCGGCATATCGGCGGGGATCTCAACCCGTGGGGCATCGGTGCGATCAACCACCAGCACCAAGCCGCGGGACTGAGCCGGCTTGCCGGTGGCGTCCTGCAAGTCCTGACTGGTGTCCTGATTGGTACCCTGATGATTGGTATCCTGATTTGTCGGAGATTTATCCGACCCTTGCTCGGATTTTTTTCCGACCTTGCTCGGAGATTTATCCGAGGTAGATCGGATATTTTTCCGACCTTTGTTTTTTGGTGGGGTCGGATATTTTTCCGACCCATCAAGCTTCTGGTTCCACTCGATGGCCTTCTCGGTAAGGCGAAAAAGCGTGATGTTCGAAGTGCTGGAAAGCTCAATCAAACCGGCCTCTTCCAGGGCCTTCAGCATGCGGTAAGCGGTGTCTGGCTTGTCTGTGAGCAGCGGCAGCTCCTCAGTGATCTTTGCCTTGCTCAGCGCGAAGAAGACCCCGTCATCGGTCTTGATTGGCTTGGTCCAGCTCGGGCAGCCGTAGACGAAGGCAAACAGCAGGGCCTGCTGAGAATTCAGCCCCCACTCCAGCGCCTTCACCTGATTAATCGTGACGGTGTATTGCATGTCAGGCCTTCCCGACCTTAGCGGCCAAATCAAGGAAGCGATCCACGTACCAGTGAGGCTGCGTCTCGCGGGGGCATTGAGGGCTGGTGAGGTTCTTGCCGTAGGCCATGCCCTTCTCGGTCACAGACCAGAAGTCCACCATTTCCTGCTTGGAGTTTTTGCGCTGGAGGACCTTGAGGAAGCCGTGGGCCTCAAGTGCAAGGTTGAAGGCGCGGGCAGTGCTGGCGATGGCGTGATCTTTGATCAGGGCGGTGATTGCCTTGGTCGGCATCGAAGACCCGCCGGCAGCGTCGGAGGCGGCGTCCACTGCATAGCCTGGGAGGAATTTGGCATCCAGGCCGTTGTTGGCGGCGATCTGCACAAGCATCATCATTTTGCTGGAGGGCGCCGGCTTCAGCAGGCGATCGAAGCATTCCAGAATGGCGAGTTCGCCAATGACCTTGGAGTTGTTCGTCTCCTGGCCGGTGTAAGAGCCGGTCTTTCGAATGGTCGGCAGGACCTGGCCAACCACCCACTCTTCGAACTGCTCAGCAGCCGGAAGCTTGGACTTCATCACCAGCCGGTAGAGATCGCGTTCAGGGATGATTTGCACTGCGCGGACCTGACCTCCCATTTCGGTATGGCAGGTGCTGACCGCTTTGCAGTGGACATTGATCGCCTTCGACGTGTTGGAGTAGCCCAGGGCTTCGGCGATGTCCTTGGCGATGAACCATGGCTCCCCGTGACCGTCGTCAATTACGCGGACGGGAAAGCCGTGGAAGTCGAAAGGTGTCACTGGTTTAATCCGCGCCACGTTTTCAGATTGCGAAAAACGTGGCGCGAGATTGTTGGAGGTATTGACGGGGGTTGATTGTGTATTCATTATTGCCTCGCTGATGTAGCAATGAGCCAGGCCACGAACCTGGTTTTTTTGTGCCTGTGATTTAGTGAGCCTTCGAACCAACAAGCGCGGCCCGATCTGCCATTGCGACGGCATGAGCGGCAAGGGACCGGCAGAAGGTTTCAAATGACTCGGCGTAAACTTGGTCTTTCTGGTCAAACACGCCATCGGCAAAAACCTTTCCGCCCAGGCCAGCTACGAGCCCAAAACTCGTTGAGATACCGGCGAACACCTGCAAGGCGTCGTCGATACCAGAGCCAACCTGCTTAACAGCCAAAAGACCGTAGCGACTCGACAGCTCAATCAATGCGCGGTCACGCCAGGGCTGATCCAGGGCTGCAACCCATGACTCTTCAATCCACGAAGGGATCTCAATGCGGTCGTCGCTGTCATCGAGCCAGCGCTCTACGCGCTTGCTCCAGGCCTTGTAGGCGCGACCGTAGGCCTGCATGTCTGCGGTTTTGGTCATGCCCTGTAAATCCGGAAAACCCTTTTCCTTGCAGCGCTCCGGCGCTCGCGTAAACAGCTGGTGGTTGAGCTGCTCAGCGAAGCCGTCTTGGCTCATGCTCGTTCTCGCGATCATGTCGCGCGCAATGGCGACCAAGACCGCATCGCGTGTTTCGTGTCGCAAGTTCGACGTTTGCATGGGGACTGCTCTCTTCTAATCTGGCTTCAATGGAACGGCGGACGGGGATGTCAGGCGGCGGACTGCTGCGAAGCCTCAATAGATGCCGAAGCGATCTGCCCCCATGGAAACGATGGGCAAAGGTCGGCGCGGTTTACGACGCCACCGGTCAATGCTTCGATTTGAACTGCGCGCTTTGCTGGGACTGCGCGCTCGCCGGAGCACCACTGATTAACGGTGGGTGCAGTGACCTGCAGCAGGCGCGCCATTTCCACCTGACTACCCAGCAAGCGAGATGCTTCTTTGGCCGCTTCTGCTGATTTCATGAGTTCTCTCCTGGAGATTTGTGTCGAATATAAGGCATTACCTTATCACGGGCAAGCCATTGCCTAACCGTCAGCGCAATAGGCTTAATTAGGCAATGCTTACCGGACCAGAATTAGGCGCAGCCATTGAAGCTGCGCGGATCGCCAAGGGCGTATCGAAAAAAGACCTCGCAGACGACTTCTCCGTGAAGCCTCCGTCGATACAGGGCTGGGTGAAAAACGGCAGGATCGACAAGTCGAAGCTGATGGACGTGATCGCCTATTTCTCCGATGTCGTTGGCCCAGAGCACTGGGGTCTGCGCCCTGGCTTTTCATATGAAAATATTGGAGACGGCGCCAGAACTGGCGTTTTAGTTGCTGAGCCAGAGCCTGCTTCGACCGCCGTCGAGAAGTTCCGAGCAATGCTTGCTGGGAAGCGCCTCGGCGAAGACAAGCTAATGAGGCTTCTAGCTATTGCGGAAGATGACGCCCTGGGCGAGGAGTTGGGCGGCTTGGTGCATGACGCCTACAGGCCTGGAAAGGTGGGCGACGAAGTATGGATTGCTCACTATGACGTACGCGGAGCCTTGGGCGGCGGCGAAATTGCTCATGACTTCCCCGAGATGCTCCAGGACGTGCGCGTCAGCCCCTCCCAGCTCCGAGCCATGGGCGTCGAGTTCAAAGAGCACTTCCATCTGAAGATGATCACCGGCTGGGGGCAGTCCATGACGCCAACCATCAAGCATGGCGATCCGCTACTGGTCGATGTCAGCATCAAAGAGTTCGTTGGCGATGGAATCTACTTCTTCTCGTACCAAGGCTTTCAGTACATCAAGCGTCTGCAAATGAAGGGTAAGGACAAATTCAAGATGCTGTCGGACAATCGGAAGCACAAGGCCGAGGACATCTTTCTTGATGAAACGTACATCCAGGCGCGTGTGCTGCTCGTCTGGAATGCCAATCTGGTATAGCCCATGCCCCTCACCAAGCCCAACAAACAGCTGTGCAACGAGCTCAATTACCTTGGGCTGGGCCTCGAGCAAGCCGCGGGCGGCATAATCAACATCACTAAGGACTGCCAAGATATCGATGTTGCAGCCGTCCTAAAGCTGGTAGCGAAGTTATACGATGATGCGGATCGGCTCGCCGCCCTCGCAGACGAGGTTGGTGCTGGACTGATAACGCGAACCGAATCTGAGTAGGATCGAAGAAACAGCAAGGAGACTGCATGCCCCTCACCATGCCAAACCAGCAACTGCACCGCGACCTTAAAGAGGCTACCGCCCTGCTCAAGTGGTCAGGCGTCGACCTGAAGCAGGCTGCTGTAAAGCTTTCTGATGCCGGCCAGGAAGATGACGCTCGCGAACTGATAGCGATCGCTATGAGGTTCCAGGAGGTCGAGGAGCTGATGGATGGGTATGCGGATGAGGTAAAGACGGCGCATATAACGCGCGTCAGTCGCTAGGTAAATAATCGCACAGATAAATGCGGAGAACATGGCTATGACGCAGACTGCAAAATCTGAGATTGAAGCTTACTCGGCGAACCTTGAAGCTATCGCCGAAACGCTGGCCAGTCAGGCAGTGGAATTAATGAATGCAGGCCTTATCGATCTCGGCGAAGCAGCCCTGGAGCAGTCCGTAAAGCTCAGAGACGCCATTGAGCGCCTTCGAGCCATAGATCTGTAAGGACGCATTATGACCCTCGACAAACCAAACCAAGATCTCAAGCGCGACCTACAAGGCATCGCCTCAGACCTCAAGTGGTCAGCCGTAGAGCTGATGAGGATTGCGGAGCGGCTGAGCTTGGCAGGGAATGAGGCAGACGCCCAGGCCGTGCTGAAGATGTGCACCGTGTTTCATGCTGATGAGGATCGACTGGCGGGTTATGCGGATGAGGTGAAGGACGGCCGGATAATTCGGGCTGCGGAACATCGCAAATGACTGCATGGCGAGAGCAGAGCTTCTGGAGCAAGTTCGGGGTCATTGCTTGCCTGGCTTTCCTCATGATGATCCCCGGCTACTCCGACTCGGCCGGGATGAGCTGGGGCTCATCAGGCCGCAAGCGGGTGTTCAGCCCGGGCTTCGTGGTTCTCTGCGTTTTCGTGGCTGTGATTGAGTTGATCGCGCTGAACCACTTCTATGGAGTGCGGATGAGGTGAGGGCGGGCGAATCACGAGATCTGGCCTTAGCAGGTGCGGCGCGCGAGGTGCGCGATGAACGGGCTGGCTCATAGGTGACGAATAGCTTTTAGAGTCCGTCTATGTCGCGTAGAGTCAGGCCCATGCTAGGTGTTGTGTAATGTCTAACGAAAGGTTTCGCACATGGAAGCGCTAATCAACCCAGAAATACTGAGATGGGCCCGTTCCAGGGCGAGAATCAGCGCGGGCACGCTTGCGAAAAGTATCGGGACAGCTGAGGACAACGTGCTTGCTTGGGAAGACGGAGCGAAACGGCCTTCTTTTAACCAAGCCATGAACTACGCGCATCATACCCACATCCCTTTTGGCTATTTGTATCTAGCAAAACCGCCTGTTGAAGACCTACCTCTACCCGACCTTAGAACCGTTAACGGTCGAGAGCCAAGCTATAGTCTCGCTCTCAGAGACACAATCCGTTGGGCGATGGAACGACAAGATTGGTACCGTAGCTGGTTAACTTCCCAGGGATATGAGAAAAACGAAGTAGTTGGCATCCTAAGTATTAACGATGGAGTTCCCGCAGTTGTGGTTAGCATGCGGGAGAAGTTGGGAATACCTGAAATGCCAAAACGTGGAACGTTCGATGATTATTTTACTAAGCTGGTTCAAAGCATAGAAAATATCGGAATTCTGGTTATGCGTAATAGTATTGTAAACAACAATACGAGTAGGCCTCTTTCGGTTGATGAGTTTCGTGGTTTTGCGATGAGCGACGCTCTAGCTCCTGTACTATTCGTCAATACTGCCGACTGCCCCGAGGCCAGACTCTTCACTCTCATCCACGAGCTTACGCATATCTGGATTGGGAAGTCTGGCGTATCTGACGCAGAGCCACAGACGCACAATAGAGAAGAGATATTCTGCAATGCCGTTGCCGCTGAACTGCTGGCGCCAGAACGTGAGTTTCGTATTGCCTGGAAGCATTTCGAGGATTGGAAAGATAACCTCCCTTTCATCACACGGACATTCCATGTCAGTGAGTGGGTGATTGCTAGGCGCGCATTGACGCTGGGGTTCATCAGCCAAGCTGATTACAGTAATTTCATTGGTAGCAAAATAGCAGCGCACAAAGCCAGAAATAAAGATGGAGCTCCTCCCTACTCGCGACTACAAACTGGACGAATCAGTAAGACTCTGGCCAAAGCCGTGGCGAGTGAGGCATTAAGTGGCCGTATGCTATTCAGGGATGCCTCTAGGCTGATGGGAATAAAGCCACACAAGATTTCTGAATATTCTAAGAAGGAACTTGGATTTTGAGCTACCTGCTAGATGCCAACTCTTATATACAAGCTAAAAACGCTCACTATCGAATGAATTTCTGTCCTGGCTTTTGGGATTGGCTCGATACGGCTTTTCAGCTAGGACAACTATCGAGCATAACCATGGTGTACAAGGAATTGTCCGATTATGGTGATGAGCTATCGGATTGGGTAAAGATACGTCAAGCGCAGTTCGATACAATTGACGATAAGGATACTCAGGAGTTTTTCGGGCGAATTGCTGAGCATGTAATGAGTATGAAACTCCCTACAGATCCTGAAAAGATACGTTTCTTAGGTGGTGCAGATCCTTGGTTAATTGCGAAAGCAGCCACGACCGGTAAAACCATTGTGACTCATGAGGTTTTAGCCCCCGACAATAGCAAAAAAATTAAAATCCCAAATATTTGCAAGGATTTTGATGTCAACTACATCACATCATTCGACCTACTAGACGTACTCCAGGCCAGGCTTGTTATCGAGAGGCCTTAGGTTTAATTTAGATTTCCCGAGCCCGGCCTAGCGCCGGGCTTCTTGTATCTATTCCCTGAGCTGATAAAATCTGTGCCCCTCTCGAATGGACTCGTTTTTATGCGCCTATCCTCGATGCCACTGGCCTTCTGCGCCATCTTCACCTGCATTTCCTTCGCCGCCCAAGCCGAAACCCAAAAAGAGAGAGACCTCCACTGCGCGGCCTACTACGAAGTGCTTTCAGTAGCTGGTGACCAGCCAGACATAAGCCGCAGTCAGTCCTCAAGAGCCTCCTATGTACTATTGGCGCATGCTGGCTATACCCCGCAGGCTCAGGAAGAAGTTGCGCAAAAAATGGTGGAATTGCACAAAGAGACACCAGGGCGGATGACGCCAGCTAGCACTGCCAAGCTGCGTGAAAAATACGACGCCGAATGCAAAGTCCTTCTGAAAGCCGCCTTGTGAAGATCCTGGTGCTTGTGAGAGCTGTTACCCTGGCGCTAGCAGCATAAGCAGCCATCATTGAGCCCGGCCCAGCGCCGGGCTTCTTGTATCCGCCCTTCCCGATCTGGTCTATCGCCAGTGAGGCGTCTATCCATCTGGCCAAGGGCCAAGCCCGCCATGGCCTCTCCCCTACTGGCGGGCTTTTTGTTATTGCATTCCCCGATCTGGACCCGTGGACTGACTAAGCCAGAATCTTGGAGGCCTGTCGAACGAGATCAAGCCACTCAGCCTCAGTGACAACTCCTTCACGCATCAAGCCGTTTGCCATTTCGATGAGAATTTCGTAAAGCTCCTCATAGTCGATATACAGTTCGGTTTCTTCCATCATGGAGCGCCAAAGGGCTAGCGCATTTTCCTTCCTGTCGTTGCTCATGCTCACCACCAAATAAGACACAGTTTATTGAGTTCGGAGCGCGTATGAGTGTTCAGTAATTTGGGTTATCACAAGATTTCGTAACTCCGGTTTATCCGCCACTGAACGGGCTTTTTGTTCCTGGATATAGCGCAGCGCAAGACCTGGTATTCGCCCCCTCAAAAGGTGCCTGCGAATTAAGTGATAAGGTGTCTGCCCAATTGTGAGGTATACCCAATGAAACAGATCACTGATCGGCTCAAGGAAGAAAGGGTTCGCCTGGGCCTCACACAGCAAGCACTTGCGACCGCCGGAGGCGTATTGGTCAATGCCCAGGGCAACTATGAGAGAGGCGCTCGAGTGCCGAACGCAAACTACCTGGCCAATGTCGCAAAAGCCGGCGTTGACGTCCTCTACGTGATAACTGGGGCACGAGCGCATTAGTTTGGACGTGCGACCGATTCGCGTCGTTAGCAGCAATTGATCGTCCGCAGGGCCGATGGTGGCTGTACGCCACGAATGGTAGAGTGCTGGCTCAATTACGGGAGGGATCCAATGAAAGGATTTGGGACATTCGCACTGGTCGTCGGCGCGTGCTGGCTGATCTTCGCGCTGAGCATGGATGTGTCAGTGCCTACCGGCGCCGGCGGCCGAGTGAACAACCTAGGGCTCATGGCTGACCGCCAGATCCACACCATTGTTGGCGGAGTGATTGCGCTCGCCGGCCTTCTCATGGTTTTGCTTGGTGGTAAAGGCTCCCCTGCTGCCGCCCAGGTAGAGAAAGATACTCGCCCCTGCCCTATGTGTGCCGAGAGCATCAAGACTGCTGCGGTCAAGTGCAAGCACTGCTGCGCCGATGTTGAGCCACTAGCCGCCCCGCGCCTTAAAAATGGATGGGTTGCATCAACTGCCTGCCGTGACGAAGAAGAACAGCAGCGAACCATTGAGGCAATTACCAGTACCGGGCTTCCAGTAGTTTCTATGATCGGCCTGGCTGTAGGTGCCGGCCCATATGAAACCAAGGAAGAGGCCAAGGCAGCCCTGGTCACTATGCGTGATGGCCCCAGGCTGTTCAGCGAGATCGTCTACAGAGACTCGGTGAGCGGCAAGTACCCACCGATTACGGACTGACTAACCATGCTTAAGTGAGCCCGCAACGAGCGGGCTTTTTCATGCCTATCAGAAAGGCGCCGCCTCTTCTTCTGGCTGAAACTCGACCTCTCCCCTCCCCGCTACCTCGACTTCCTGCTGCTCCCACCTCACCGTCACGCTGCCGTCGTCATTGAGTGTCAGCTCAAGCTCGTCGGTTTCGGCGATTACGCTCAGCACCTCTTCCCACTCGCGATCTCCATCCGTGTCCAGGCGGTGAATCGTCACCTCCCGCCGCTCTTGGGCGATGGGGTGGCTGATCATCGATGAGACGCGCAGCCCCAGACGCGCCATGCCGCTCATTTCCTGCCGTGCTGCCGATACCGCCTGCTTCTTCGCCATGAAATCCCCTCCCGGTTAAATGCTGTATATCCATACAGGTTAGGCAAAGCTTATATCAGCCCCGATCTGAATGTCACCACCAAAAAGGGGAATAACCAGCAGGAGAAATTTCTTTAAATAATTAGGCATTACCTATTTACAGGTGATTAGGCATTAGCTTATCTTTGCTCCATCGAGTCACCCAACAGGGCTCGACAGGGCCTCACAGCCTACCGCTCTTTGGTTTCACCCCTTGCCGGATCACCACCGGCCCAGATTCAAAGGCAGCGATGAACCGGCCTAAACGGTTCAGAGGGTTGGCAACTGACCCGGGCGTGCAGCGTAAAGCGCCAAGAACAGTTATCCAGCGGGAGAACAAGCCGAAAGGCCCGCGGCTGGAGTGACATTTGATTCAAGCCGGTGACCGACGCCAGTAGCGGGTCACGGCCAGCTCCAAAAGATTTGAATTAGCGGGCCCGATAGCTTCGGCTGGGAACGCCGGACCTCATGCACCCTGCCCACCTAACCGGGCAAACGAGCTGCAGCGTGCATGTTGTAGGGACCTGTGATCCAAGGCGAACAGATGCTGATTGACGCCCTGGGGAGGAAGCTCACCGCCAACCTACGAAGACGAACGGCCAGCCCTGCAATCAACAGCGGGCAACGGGCCACACCGCTGATGCAACAAACCCAGGCCGTCGCCAGTAGCGGGCCTGGGCACCCTTACCCACCTCTATTACGTCAGCACTCCTCCCCCGCGCCCATCGGCAACCAGCGGGAGGCATGAGTGTTGACGAATACAGGTGAACCAAAATGCAACGGAGCAAGCCATGAGCAAGCAGCCAAGCAAGATCCAATACGCCTACCAGATATTCAAGCCTTCAAGCCTCGATGCCCATTTTGGTGGCGGGTTCAACTCTCGCGTTCAAGGAGTTGAGCTTGCTGATGCCATCGACGGCGCATACAAGGCCGAGCGCATGCAGGGATGGTACAAGGCCGACGAAATGATCCGCGACGGCAAGATCTACTTCATCCATCCATTCCCGCACGGCCAGTGTAAGCAGACTGGCTTCGTCTACGGCGGCACCTGGGCCTGCAACACCTGCCGCACTGACGGATTCCAGAAGCCTTGGTGGGCCATCCGCGTCATGAAGGATGGCAGTGCGTGGTGCGTGGTAGGCGAAGGGTTTGAAGACCTGCAGTCGTCGGCCAACTACGCATTCGGCGATACCCGCGAAGAAGCACTCAACGCGTACGCCGAACTGATGAATCAGCCGGTAGCCGCCTAACCCCAAACACTGGAGGTCGCCATGGCCAAAGAGCTTGTAGCTCACGTTTGCAAGATCTGCGGCAGTGCCTGGCCTACGCGGAAGAAGGCAAAGCTGCACGTCAACCTCAAACACCACGACCGCGTCTACGTCCAGCACGGGCCGGGGCAGCACGTCGATTACCTGTGGCTGGAACTTGAACGCTGGAGGCAACTATGAACGCAGCATTGAAGATATGCCAGGAGCGTTACGACGCTCAGTTGCCGCCCCCAGTGAGCGAGTCGGCGGTGGAGATTGCGCGCAGTGAGTGGCTGTACAACGCCACGGAGCAGCTGGTGCGGTTCGGTCAAGACGTGAAGGTGCAGCGGCGCCTGCGCAGGCCTCAGGTCGTCACGGTCGCCCAGTTGGCACTGGCGGCGGATGAAATTGCGAACAACCGGCAGGCGAGCTGTGAGGTGGGCACGCCAGCGCTTGGCTGGCTTCTGATCGCCAACAACTGCGGGCGAGCCGACAAAGACGCTACCGCCGAACTGCTTGGCCGAAGTGACAACCCCTTCGGAAAGCTTGGCGAAATTGCAGAGGCCCTACTTCGGCCCCTCGCTGACGATGCACTGGCCGCCCAGGCCGAGGACGAAGAACTATGAATACCCATACCGCCCTCGCCCGCCTGGGCCTGGAAATCGCCAAGATGAAGAAGTCCTGCACGCCGGTACCGGATCGCACCTTTGTCATGGGCATGATCGAAATGGCCGAGTTCGCCGATCTGGTCGACTCCCCTACCGCCAACCGTTACCGCGATGCGCTGGATGCAAAGTTCGTCGAGCGCAATACGCAGCTCAAGGAGGCTGTCGCATGACCACGCCAATCCTGAAATCGCTGATCGACGAGCAAATCGAAGAACTGCCCGCCGACCGCATGATCCTGGCCTTCACTCACACTAAGTGGCTGGGCGCCCTCTCGCTGGCCCATGACGCCGGCATCCCCAATGTTCACGCGTGGAGCGGCCGGGCCTGCATGTGCGGTGAGTGGACTGTGGCCTATGCCGTGAAGGTGGCGCCATGAAGTTTCGCAGGTTCGACGCCGCGGACGCAGCCTACATCCGTGCTGCCCAGGCCAAGCGTGAGCGCCGCCGGTTGCGCAATATCGACAACGAGGCAGCCCAGGGCCGATACCCTGAAGAGCTTCCATGCCACGGCTGTGGCAACAAGTACGGGGAAGCCAATTATGACGACGGCTATGACCGTCGCTACTACTGCGGCGGTCAGTGGTGCTGCCCTTGACCAGCCACCAGCAGCACCGGCGCCAGGCCATCCGCCTGACCTCGGCCATCGTTGGCCTGACCTTCCTCACCATCGTTCTACTGGCCCCCGCTATCGGCGGGCTCATTACTCAATAAACAAAACCTTTAATCGCTGCGAGCATCGCGGCAAGGAATCCCCATGTCGGAACAAAAGCACACCCCAGCACCGTGGACCGTCCGCGAGGTGCAGCACAGCAACGTTCCCGGCCAGCGCGCTTTCGCCATCGACTTCAACGAGGACCAGGAACAGGTCGTCGACTGGGTGTACGAAGAAGCCGACGCGAAGCTTATTGCCCAGGCACCCGGCCTTCTTGCAGATCTGATTGTCGCTGCCGGAACGCTGCGTCATTACGAGGCCTTGCACCGTGCCAAGGGCACTGCCGAAAGCACCGCGAAGGCCGAGGTAAACGCCGGCCTTGCTGGTCGCTTCGAGAAAACCATTGCCAAAGCCCGCGGTGACCAATGAATGAGCACACGCCTGGGCCTTGGGTAATCATCCCCGGTGGTGACGAATGGGCTAGTGGAAGAATAGCGACCATCGAGCCAAAGCCGAAAACCATGGTTGAGACCAACTACTGGACTGTCGCCGAAGTGAATTATCGCCGCGATGAGCATTTGGCCAATGCCAAGCTGATCGCCGCCGCACCGGATCTGCTTAAGGCGCTGGAAATGTGCATTGAGTGGATGGGTGATCGTCGCGACGTATCACCGGAGTCCATCGACGCTTGGGTCAAAGGCCGATACGCGATCGCCAAAGCCATCCAATAACCCCCTTCACAGCGCCCCTCTCCGGTGGCGCGGAGAGACAGTAATGTCCGATAAAAACATGCAGATCTGGAATCGCGTCGAGAAGACGGATACCCGGTACACCAAAGACGCGAAGGTCGGTGGCCAGCAGATCACCAGCCTGAATGGTACGGCGATGATCATGAAGGCCACCGAAGTGTTCGGTCCGGCAGGCATCGGTTTCGGCTGGAAAGTGCTGGAAGAGCGTTTCGACCCTGGCGTCGAGGTGTTCATCGGCGAAGGTGACAAGCGCTCCAGCCTGGGCTTTACCAGTAACCACACTGTTCGTATCGCCTTCTGGTTCGTGCTCGACGGCCAGCGCGGCGAGATCGAATCGTATGGCTGCACAAACTACATCTACAAGGCGTCGTACGGGATGCTCACAGATGGCGAGGCCCCAAAGAAAAGCCTCACCGACGCAATCAAGAAGGCTTTGAGCTCGCTCGGGTTCAGCGCCGACGTGTTCCTGGGGATGTTCGACGACAAGGACTACGTCAACGCTCTGGCTGATGAGCAAGCGATCGAGCAGGCCGAAGACAAGGTCGCCGAGGAAGAGCGCCAAAAACAGGAGCGCCTGGACTACATCGCGTCCGTTATAGGGTCCTTAAAGACCGCCAAGACGCCGAAGGAGCTCAAAGCATTCCATGACGTTGCTGTCCGTCGCCTCACGCTGCGCAACGACACCAAGGCCGTTACCCGGATCGTGCGCGAGTACGACGATCAGAAAGTCCGGTTCGAACAGGAGTCAGCAGCATGACGACGCTCTATACCATTGCCGAGCAGTTCAAGGAACTGGCAATCCTGGCTGAAACAGCCGACGAAGACCTGGCCGTCGCACTGCGCGACACCATGGAAGGGATCGAGGGCGAGTTCCAGGAGAAGGGTAAGGCAATCGCCATGATTACCCTGAACATCGACGGCGACCTTGAGGCCATCCAATCCCAGATTGACCGGCTGACCGAGCGCAAGCGGATCATCAACAACCGCAAGGAAAGCCTCAAGGAGTACCTGCGCAGCAACATGGACGCGGCAGGGATCACCAAGATTACCCACCCGCTGTTCACCATCACCTGCGGCAAGGGCAAGCCCATCGTGGTCATCGACGACGAAAAGGCCATACCCGACGACTTCGTCAACATCAAAGTAACCAGCGCGCCGGACAAGGCAGCCATCGCCAAGGCCTTGAAGGATGGACAGGAGGTCCCTGGCGCCCACTCCGAGATCGGCAAAAGCTCGATCAGCATCAAGTGAGGTCAGCATGATCAGCATCCTACAGAACGAAGTAGAACGCCTTCGGAAGTCTTCGAACGAGCTGGCCGCCCAGGTCGCTGAGTTTGTGGCGGCCGGCGGTGAGATAGAGGAAATAAAGCCGCCGCCACCACCGAAACCGGTCGTCTACGTACCTCAAGAGCCTCCAGCGCCCAAGCCGTTCGTTCGGCGCCGGGTTGAAGCAGCTCCCCTGCCCCTGGACAGGGAAGATGTTCGGGGGCAGGCCAGGCTAAAGCTGGTGGAGCACATGCGCCAACTGAGCACCACGCACACCCAAACAGAGGCCGCCGCCGCCCTGGGCATCAGTCGCCGCAACGTCTACAAGCACGCCACCATGAACGACATCACGTTCAAGAAGCCGGAACGAGGCGGTGCGAACAACAACTACCGCCGAGACCAAATGGGTGAGCGCGACGCGAAGTACGCCGAGCGCATCCGTGCATTCCTGGAGCTTGGAATCACACGGCGCCAGTGCTGCGGGAAGCTCGCCATCAACAATAAGGCCTTTGAGCGGATCATCGCGGCCCACGGCATCGACTATCCAAAGGCCCGTCGCGGAAGCACCTCATGCGCCGCATAGCCCGCACCCAGCAACGCAAACGTCAACCCTGGCTCGCTCTGCCGGCCAGCGGAATAGAAGAGGTTGGCCATGGCAGCCGCGCAGAAAGAACGATCAGCAAAGACTGCGGCGAGGCGAAAGACTCGCGGCGAGGAAGAATTGCGACTCCACACCATGGCCGGCACCCGCCAAGCCTTGGCTGACCTAATGGCCTGGCACGGCATCGAGGAACAGGGCGAGGCGATGACGCTGATGATTCACCATCTGCACGGCCTCGGCCCAGCGGGTTCAGCGCAGTTCCTCGCGCCGCCGCGACACGAATACGTGATACCCGAAAACGTGTCGGCAAAATTGCAGCTCGCCTACAACCGCGAATCGATACGCATCTGCCACGACGAATAACCAAAAAAGCCGATCCCCACGACTGGCTTGGCTCAATCCTGAGGAATACCCATGAAGCCCGAAATGATCACCCTGAAACACGGCGACGCGTCTATCAAGATGCCTGCCTCGGCCTTGGCACAACTGGCAATGGCCAGCGTGTTTGCCCAGGTGCTGCCACCGGCGGCGAACGCTCAAATGTCCGCTCCATGTGTCGCGCCATCCATTGGCGAATACTGGCCAGGCCAGGGCGGCATCAACGCGGGCTTCGTACCGCGGCGTGGCGAGGTTGCAGCCCACTATCTGATTTTCGGCGACAAAGATCTTGGTGAGTTCAAGTGGGGCCGCTACCAGGAAGAATCGCAAGCCACCAGCAAGTGGGATGGCAAAGCCAACACTGATGCGTTGATCGCTGCGGGAGGCCATCCAGCAGCCGAAGCGGCTCGATCATACACAGCAGACGGTCACGAAGATTTTGACTTGCCAGCGGCCGCGCAGTTGCATCAGGCCTGGACTCACGACCTGATCACCAAGGGTTACTACTGGTCGAGTTCGCAGCGCTCAGCCCACACCGCCTTCTACATGCTCTTCGATGTTGGCTATCAGTACGACTTCGCCAAGTACCTCGAGCTCCGTGTCCGCCCCGTCCGCAGATTCTTTATTTAATCCTTCATCCATTCGTTCTTGATCCGGCACACCAGGGCGCACAGCGCCTTTTTTGTTGCCTTCGAAAAGAGGAAGCACCATGTCCGCAGTTGAGAAAGCAGCACCGGCAGTGACCATCCCGGCCATCGGCCAGGCCTACGGCGGCGGTTTCGTCACCGGCATCACCCGCGATCCGGCAACCGGTAAGCGCTCCCTGCACATCACCGCCGGCGCAGCGCATGAGCTGATCGGTAAGTGGGGCGAGTACGGCGAGAAGATCGAAGGTGCCGACAGCTTCACCGACAGCTTGGCCAACACCCAGGCCATGGCAGCGGCAGGGAGTGAACTGGCAGCGAAGGTGCTAGCCCTGAATATCGAAGGCTTCGCCGATTGGGCGATCCCAGCGCGCGACGTGCAGGAGCTGCAATACCGCCACTTCAAGCCGACCACCGAAGAGAACTGGGAGAACTCGCGCAACGGTGACAATCCGCACAGCGAGCCAGTCGGCAAGCTGTACAGCGCCGAAGACCCGCTGCAAACCGTGCACGCCGCCTTCCAAGAAGGTGGCGCCGAAGCCTTCCGCGAAACCTGGTACTGGTCGAGTTCGCAGCGCTCAGCCAACAACGCATTCGGCATGACCTTCGTTGCTGGCACTCAGGACGGCACCGGCAAGGATCACGAGCTCCGTGTCCGCCCCGTCCGCAGCGAGCTTATTGATTAATTCGCTTATTTAATCCGGTCGCTTGCGGCCGGTTGCTTTTGCTTTTTGGAGCTGTACCGCAATGGGAATGCACACCGATCTGTCGATCTATCGAGCGGCCATGGGCCTCCTGCACATGGCGACCATCCTGACTCGCAACATCCCGCGAGACCTCAAACAATCGCTGGGCAAGCGAGTGATCGACGAATGCATCGAGGTCGTGATGCTGATCGCCCGTGCAAACGCAACCCAGGACAAACGCCCCCACCTGACTCTGCTGGTCGAGAGGGTTCAAGTGGTCGAGTTCCTGATGCGCCTATTCAAGGACAGCCGATTCATCAGTGTCGAACAGCATGCTAAAGCGATCGAGGTAACAGCCTCCGTCGGCAAGCAAGCCAACGCCTGGAAACGCTCCACCCCAACCGCGCCCGCTACCTGAAGGTTACGGCTTTCTGGTCTGTGCGAATTGAATCTGGTCGTGCCGCTGACCTGATAGGTCACCGCCATGCGCATCAGGGATACCGACGGTCTAAAGTGTCCGTGCAGGTCTCGCGCAGTTTCCTTGCTGATCGGCTATGCCTTCGGCTCGGCGACGTAGATAGCACGATAGGTCGCAGCGCTCAGCCAACAACGCATTCAACATGAACTTCGATGATGGCAATCAGAACAACAACGACAAGAACAACGAGCTCCGTGTCCGCCCCGTCCGCAGATTCGACTTTGGGTCCCTACCCGTTTCAGGATCTGGTTCAGGCCTATTACGACTGCCGAAGCACCAAGCGCAACAGCGACAGCGCACTGGCTTTCGAGATCGACCTGGAGCGGAACCTGATTCAACTGCACGACGACCTGGTCAGCGGCAATTACCGCCCAGGCCGATCCATTTGTTTCGTTGTCACCCGCCCCAAAGCCCGCGAAGTCTGGGCGGCAGCCTTTCGGGACCGCGTCGTCCACCACCTGATGTACAACCATGTGGCCCCGCGCTTCTACGCCAGCTTCATAGCGGACAGTTGCGCGTGTATTCCAGGGCGCGGCACGATGTACGCCGCCAAGCGGCTTGAGTCGAAGATTCGTAGCGCCAGTGAGAACTGGTCGAAGCCGATCTTCTACCTGAAGTGCGACCTGGCCAACTTCTTTGTCGCCATCGACAAGGCGGTGCTGCGCAAGCAACTTGAGGCCAGGATCACCGAACCATGGTGGCTCGCCCTGGCCACGCAGATCCTCATGCACGACCCGCGTGAGGATTACGAGACGCGAAGCCCGGCGCACCTGTTCAACCGGGTGCCGCAGCACAAGCGACTGGTGGCCCAGCCCTCCCGCCTCGGCCTGCCGATCGGCAATCTGTCATCGCAGTTCTTCGCCAACGTCTACCTCGACGCCCTGGACCAGTTCGCCAAGCACAGGCTGCGCGCCAAGCACTACATACGCTACGTGGACGACTTCGTCTTTCTGCATGAGTCACCGCAACGGCTCAACCAGTGGCTGGCCGAGGTCGAAGCTTTCCTGCCCAAGCTCGGCGCCAAGCTGAACCCCACCAAGACGATCCTGCAGCCCGTGGATCGCGGCGTCGACTTCGTGGGCCACGTCATCAAGCCCTGGCGGCGCACCACCCGCAAGCGATCACTGGCCCAGGCACTGAAGCGCACCGCCGCGGCGCCGGCCGAGGATCTGCGCGAGACGGCCAACAGCTACTTCGGCCTGCTCAGCCAGGCCAGCCACAGCCATATGGACCGGGCAGCACTCGCCCGCGTCGTGCTGAAGCGCGGCAATAGCGTCAACGCCGCGCTGACCAAGACCTTTCAGAAAAAGTAACTACCCCACTCCACCGCCCGGGCATGGCCCGGCAAGGACTCCCCGTGATCAACTTGTTCTGGCGCTTGGTCGCCAAGCTGCTTGCGCGCCCGGCGGTTGCCGCCTGGCTCATCACCCGCGCCCAGCGCACCCCGTACCTGCACATCATGTCCGCCGACGGCGCCGAGATGTACATGGGCCGCTGGTGGCTGTTCAACCCCTACTCCCGCGACACGCACAAGCCTGCGCTGCGGTGGTGCCCGTGGTCGTTCCGTGTGCACCACATCATGCGGCCCGACGAGGACCGGGATCTGCATGACCACCCGTGGGATGCCCGCACGATCATCCTGCGCGGCTGGTACACCGAACAGCGCTTGCTAGACCACGATGACCCGGTGTTGTCCGGCCTGAACGTGCCTTTCGGCGCCCAGGCCACCGAATACATCGACCGCCACGCCGGCGACACCGCCCGCCTCAACCACGGCGAGTACCACCGGATCGACGAGCTATCGCCCGGCGGCGTCTACACCCTCTTCATCACCAGCAAGTGGCGTGGTGAATGGGGCTTTCTGGTCAACGGCGTGAAGGTTCCATGGCGCACCTACACCGGCACAGACAATTGAGGTTTTGAGTATGAGCAAGGTAATTCAAACAGTGGAAGAGCTGGACGCCGTCCTGCATTGGCGCAACAAGCATGCTGTGGCGATCAAGGAGCGTGACGCACTGCAGCAAAAATTGGCAGTGGCGACAGCGATGCATCCATTCGCCGAAAAGGTGATCCGCAAACTGGAACGCTTCCAGGAGTGCGCGGACGACGGGCAAGGCGCCGACATCGGACGGCACTGGTTTGACCTGCTGACCCAGCTCGGCCTGCTGAATCGTGTGCAGCGCAGCCCTGCTCTCTGGGAAATGACCCAGCAAGGCGAAGACGCCCTGAAATTATCACGGCAGAGCGCCAAATCCCGATAGGAGTACATCCGTACTCCACCCGCAAAACCTGTAACCCCCCCCCTTCAAAGTCAGCCGCTATAACGGCAAGGACGAAGTCATGCCCGTGGAAAATGGAAAAGAAGTATTCGAATTGAACGGCGACCAACCTGCACCACTTCCATTGCTCGCCTTCATGGTCGGCGACTGCGATTGGGTTGCGGCTGTCGATGAGGCAGGCGCACGTCGGGTGCTCGAAGAAATGAACGGCGAAGAGCCTGGCGCCTATGACGACTGGGATGTTGAGCTGGTCAGTGCTGAATGGCTCGACAAGCCGTGGTGCGATGAAGATGACCGCACGAAGATCGTCGGTACGTTGCGCGAATGGCTGGCCGCCGCCACCGAGCCGGCGTACCTCGCCGGGACGGAGTAAGCCATGAGCCGAAGCGGATATAGCGATGATTGCGGCGGATGGGATTTGATCTGCTGGAGGGGTGCCGTTAATTCGGCGCTGAAGGGAAAGCGCGGCCAGGCTTTCCTGATCGAGTTACGCGATGCGCTGGACGCCATGCCTGCAAAGCGTTTAGTGGCAGACACCCTCGAAGCCGACGGCCAGTTCTGCACCTTGGGCGTTCTCGGGGCAAAGCGCGGCATCGACATGGGAGCCATAGATGCGCATTGCCGAGAAACAGTGTCGGAAGCCTTCGGAATAGCGCCAGCCATGGCCGCCGAAGTCGTGTTTGAGAACGACGAGTGCGGATGGAACGAAACCCCTGAGCAGCGCTGGCAGCGGATGCGGAAATGGATCGACAGCCATATCAAGGAGGTGACGCCATGATCGCCCCCCTCTGGTTCGCCTACGTCTTCATCTACAAGGGGCCAAGGCCATGAACGAGTATCAGCTCTATCTCGGCGATTGCCTGGAGGTCATGAAGCAGTTGCCAGACGCCAGCGTCGACATGGTGCTGGCCGACCTCCCCTACGGCACCACCCAGTGCGCCTGGGACACCATCATCCCGCTCGATCCACTTTGGCGTGAATACTTGCGGATCGCCAAGCCGGAAGCAGCCATCGTACTGTGCGCGGCCCAACCGTTCGCCTCGATGCTGGTGGCGAGCAACCCAAAGCACTACAAATACGAATGGATATGGGAGAAAGGCGCGGCCACAGGCTTCCTCAACGCCAAGAAGCAGCCGCTTCGGGCTCATGAAAGCGCGCAGGTGTTCTACCGGAAGCAACCGGTGTACAACCCGAGAATGACCACTGGCCATCAACGCAAGACGTCGAAGCGAAAGTCGGTGGAGTCGGAGTGCTACGGCAAGGCGCTGAACCTGACCGAATACGACTCGACAGAGCGGTACCCACGGTCGGTGCAGTTCTTTTCCAGCGACAAGCAGACCGCCAGCTATCACCCCACCCAAAAGCCCGTAGCCTGGATGGAGTTCTTGATCAGCACGTACTCCGATCAGGGGGGGGTGGTGATGGACAACACCATGGGTAGCGGTACCACTGGCGTTGCTTGCATGAAACTGAGGCGGCAGTTCATCGGCATTGAGCAGGACGCCGGTTACTTCGGAACCGCCCAACAACGGATCGCCGATGCGATCACCGTCCGCGACACCCCGGTACCGCAAATCGATCTGTTCGCAACAGCCTAACCCCAATCTCCCTACATGCCTGCCGGTGGGCGAAGTCACGGCAACTGACTATCGATCCATCGTTCAGCTGCCGCCATCGCTTCATCAAGCGCTGCCGGATAGTCAGGCCAAGGGCCTTCTAACTCTGCGGCAACCTCACCCAACCCATTGATGGGTGCTGGTTCAATGATCTTTGCGGCAACAGGGCTCTCGTCGTTCGGGCGGCGCCAGTCGAACTTGAGAACCATCACGTGGCCCCGGTAAACGTGAGCTATCGGAGCATCGAAGTTGTGTGACACGTCCATGCCTCATCACGAACTTAATTGAACCCTTTTGTACACCGCTTCGGGCCTGTTTGAAAGATAGGCAGAAAGCTATCACTCCAATCCCCTATATGCCGCCTCGCGCGGCTAGGACACCCCCCCATGCTCGCAATGAAACTCACTCTGATACTGCTGGGCGCTTTGCTGTACCTGGTCGGCATCGGATGCTGGTTCTTCTGGATCGCCCCCCGCCTTCTGGCCGACGGCGAAACGGCCGACATCCTCTACGCCTTCGCCGGCACTTGCGGCTGGCTGCTGATCACCTTCGGCCTGGCCATCCAAATCATCAAGACAGCACGGCCCACGGCCGCCGGCCGGAGGTAGTCATGCAAGCAGAGATCCTGTCGGACGACGAGCTCGCCGACCTAACCGGCTACAAGCAGCGCGCTCACCAGCGCAAATGGCTGAAAGACCGAAACTGGGTGTTCATCGAGAGCCGTGGCGGTCGCCCTCTGGTGGGTCGGATGTACGCGCGCATGAAGCTTGGGATGGTTAACGCCGCAATCGCAGATCCAAACCCGCCGCCGGCGCGTCCAGCTTGGACGCCTGATTTCTCCAGAGTGAACTGATATGCGCCCCCGAAACACGGAAAACAGGGACTTGCCGCCAGGAATGGTGCGTCGTAAGCGCCCAAGGAAGAATGGCAAGGTCTGGATCGGCTACTACTACCGTGACTCAGCGGGAAAAGAGATTCCGCTTGGTACAGACCTGAGCAAAGCCCGGCTGAAGTGGGCCGAACTGGAGGCCAAAGAAAAGCCTGCCGACCTGACAACGATGAAGGGCATCTTCGACCGATACGTGCGCGACGTCATCCCAAAAAAGGGGGAGCGAACCCAGAAGGACAACATGGCCGAACTGAAACAGCTTCGTCCTACGTTTGATGAGGCGCCCATCGATTCAATTACGCCGTTCAACGTCGCCGGCTACCGTGATGCCCGCTCAGCGAAGGTTCGTGCCAACCGCGAGATCGCGCTCCTGTCCCACGTTTTCAACATGGCCAGGGAGTGGGGGCTCACGGAGCGGGAGAACCCTTGCCAGGGCATCAGGAAGAACAAGGAGGCACCGCGTAATTACTACGCCAACGCGGCTGTTTGGGATGCCGTCTACGCGGTTGCCGAACAAGAACTCAAGGAGGCCATGGACCTGGGCTATTTGACCGGACAGCGGCCTGCTGACGTGCTGATCATGCGCAGCGACGATACCGAAGGTGACTACTTCCTGGTAACCCAGGGCAAGACCGGCCAGAAGCTTCGAATCCTGATGCGTACGGAAGCCGGGGAAAACAGCTTGGGGAGATTGCTCAGGGAGATTGGCGAAAGGAATGTCGGTCATTCATCCAAGTACCTGCTGATCAACAGGTATGGAAAGCGAATGACGAAGGGGATGTTGCGCTTGCGCTGGGACAAGGCTCGGGAAAAAGCCCAGCAGAACGCCATCGAACAAGGCGACCCGCTGCTCGCGGCCAAGATTGGAGGGTTTCAGTTCCGCGACATCCGGCCGAAGGCCGCGTCGGAAATCATCGATATCGGGGATGCCAGCCTGCTACTGGGACACAGCAAACAGGAGATCACAAAGCGGGTTTACAGGAGGATTGGCGCCACCGCGAAACCGTCCAAATAGGCAAAGTTTCGGAACTCCTACCCTAAAGTTTCGGAACTCCGGCCAAAAGCAGAAGAAACATTCTCAAACACCAGAAACGCAAAAGCCCCGCTTTCGCGAGGCTTTCGTGTAAATCTTGGCGGGAAACCAGGGATTCGAACCCTGGGAACGCTATTAACGTTCGCCGGTTTTCAAGACCGGTGCATTCAACCACTCTGCCAATTTCCCTTGTGCATCACAGGATTATAGTAGCCCATCCCGTGTCAGCGGGCGCCATAATACCCGAATGAAACACACTGTCAAACTCTCTGCATCGCTTGTTACAAGGCGTCTGTTATGATCTTTGCGACTGAACGTTTCAAAACTGAAGGAGTGTCGCCATGCGCGAACAGAATTACGCAGTGAATGGCAACGCGCAGGCTGAGCAGCTTGAAGTCAGCCGCGTGTTGCGCAACACCTACGGCTTGCTCGCCCTTACCCTCGCATTCAGCGGCGTGATGGCTTACGTGGCCCAGCAGATGCGCGTCGG